CAAAAAGTATTTTATTTTGTCGCAACAGCATGAGTGTTTGTATTCGCACTCTTCGGGGTAATCACACTCTTGAGCATGTACCGCATTTCCGAAATGTTCTCGTCGATGCGCTGCATCTGTCCACGGAAGGTCTCGTCACCGAAGGTCTGGCCGGTCTGGTTCTCAGCGGAAGCGGCCCTGGCCATGGCACGACCAGCAGCAGTGTTCTCGCCGGTGGAGCCTCCGATGGCCGCGAGGATGGCATCTACGGTCGCGCTGATGGCGGGCATGTACGACATGTAGAAGTTCTGCGTGTTGATGCCAGCCGCCAGGCCGTTGATGCTCTCCTCGGATGCACCGGCGATGTCCTTGCTGATGCCGGAAAGGTCGCTGCCGGTCGCACGCATGTTGATACCGGCGGCAGCAAGGCGCTGCATGAGGGCCTGCATGGCGGTGTCAATCTTCTCAGTGGCAACCTCTGTCTCAGCGGCGATATTCGCAATATCCTGCTCGGACAGTTCCTCGCCTTCCTGGGCCAGGCGGTCAATATCGTCGAAGATGGGCTGCAAGATTCCCTGGATGATCTTGGCCGCAAGGGAGTTGACCACCATGGAATCAATCATCTCCTTGAAGTTCTCCTTGATGGCCCCGGACGTGAAAGCAAACTGCTTGTAGGCGTCAATCCAGGACTCAGCGAAGGACTTGGCCGCAGAGGTTACGTCGGAATCGGCCATGAACTCGGAAACCTGTGACCGCATTTCAGCCATCTTCTGCTCAAGTTTCTCGGCTTCCTCCTCATACCCTTTCGCCGTATCTTCATCAGCCTTCTTACCCTTCTCTCGCTCCAGTCTGGCCTGCTCACGATATGCGGCAATCTGGGCCTCCATTATCTTCAACTGCTGGTTGTAGGTGCTGATATAATCGGAGCCGAAAGCCTTCTGGATGGCCTTATCCAGGGCGTCATAGTCCTTCTCAAGGTTGTGCAGAATATCCTCCTGCTCCTCAATCTTTTTGTTCAGGCGCTCAACCTTTGCATTGATAATACCCTTAATGAGACCGACAACAGCACCGATGGTCGCAATGATACCTGCGGCCATGGCGATGAAGGGGTTCATCATAAGGGTGCCGTTCAAGATGCCGTTCAGCGTAATAATCACCGGGAGAATGGCCGATATGAAGGAGAGTGAGTCCGTTACGCCCTTTAACACTTCGTCAACAATCGGAATATCCTCAATATCAAACACCTCACCCATGTAATCACGGACGGTCTGCAATCCGCTTGCTAACTGGCCCCATGCACTAACATAGTCAGCCATTCCCTCGATACCCTTCTCCATCTGCTTATTTGCATCACGGAAGCCGTCCTCAAGGTGGTCAAAATCAAGTTTAACAGTACCCTTTGCGGATTCATTGAAGGCATCAATCGCCTTTTTCGCATTGTTAATTGCCGTTGGATCGCCAGAGGCAATGGCGGACATACCCTGCTTGGCAAGTCTCGCGCCTGTAAAGCCCTCGCTCACAGCCGTGATAGGGTTCCTGGATGCCCCGGTATTCTTAACCTTTTCCAAAGCATCAGACATAGCCTTCAACTGCTCAGGAGTAAGAAGGTTGCCCTCCTTGTCAATAATTTCCTGAATCTTGACGGCAAGGTCCGAAAGAGTCTTATTCCCGACACGATCGAGGTCTTCAAAAGCCTTTGTCCATTCATAGGTGTTCTTTAACTCCTCGACGTCAATGGCGGCTGTTTCTTTTGCCTCTTTCTGGTTCGATGCGGCAGTGTAAGTATCCTTAACTTTCGCTGCTTTCGCTCGCTGGGCCGTAGCCTCGTCAGAAGTAATCTGACCTGCCTCCTCCTCCTTCCGGATACGCTCAAGTTCCCTTTTGTACCACTCTTCAATTTCAACCCTGCGCTGAGCCTCACGGTTATGGATATCCGTTCTGCGCTCGTCGTAGTCCTTGGCCTTCTCATACGCCTTCGCAATATCCATCATCATGTCGGCATAGTGCTTCTGGCTGTCCTTGGCCATGTCCTTCAAGACATCCTGCCACTCCTTCGGGAACTGACTAAGATTGTCGAGGATATACCCGAAATCCTGACTGTCAATAGCAGCCTTCATTTCGGGAGTCTTTGCATCGGCGCCGAGGGACGCGAAAGCCTCATTCAACTGCGACTGCATACGCTCCTTGAAGTCCTGGCCGATGCCGCCATAAACGGACACCGTGATGGTCGTGGCAAGGTCGGAATCACCGGTCATGGACAGGAGATCATCGTAGAACTTCTTCACGGTCTCGCTCTGCCTCAAATCGTCCTTCATGCGCTTGAAGGCGTCCTCAAAATCCTTCGTCTTCTGAGTGGTATCGAGGTCGGTCTTAGCATCCCATAGCGACTGCAATAGCGCCTGAAAATCACGGAGCGCTTTCGCCTTGTTTGAACTGCCTGTAATCTGCTGGCTGAGGAAAGTTGTCAAATCGCCGCTCGCTCCATGCTTCTTCGCTTTCTCAAAAGCCTCATTCATCATATCGGTGTACCAACCAGAAAGTTCTTCGGCGGCACGCTTTTGGTCGGACGCGCTGATGCCCAAAGAAAGTCCGCGAGAAAGCATGATATCGCTCTCTCTGCCAAGAGCGCCAGCCTTATTCATGTACATATTCAAATCGTCATACCCCTTTTTGAAGTCCTTCATAAACTTCACGCGGTTTTCCATTTGACGAATGAATGGATCCTGAGAGTAGCCGGTGCCATGGGGCGTTTTAAGAAGGTCGAGAGCGTTGAAGTCCTCAAGAATCTTCTTATACATAGCCTGCATCAGCAACGCATCATCAAGAGACTGTTGCGTCTGCACTTTCCTCGCCCCGGTCGCCGTCTGGAGGGCCTTCGTGTAGAAGTCAACCAGGGCAGTCTGCGCCTCGTACTCCTTAGCAACTGCCTTAAGCGCCTCCATCTGGTCGCCAAAGCCCTCAATCTGGTCTTTCGTCAGGGCTTTTATGGCAGTGCCGGTGCTTTTAAGCGTTGTAGTATAACTATTGAGTTGAGAGCGCCACGCGTCCCCAAAGAAGTCCGGAAGCGGAGGGCCGATAAGGTCCTTTGTCAATCCCTGTAACGCCGCATCCGCCTCGTCGATAGCAGTCTGGAAGTCACCAATCTGCTGGTTGATTTCCATCAGGCGCTCACCAAGTTTTGCCCTGTCATCGTCACTCAGGTCATATTCAACATACCCACCAGGAGAAAACTGGGAACCGATCTGCCAATAACCGCCCTTTCCGCTCTGGAGTTGCTGGATAATCTTGTTTCTCTCTTCTACAAGATCAGACATGCTTGTCTCGGCCTTATGCTTGTCACGCTCAAGGGCAAGCCTAATGGCCTCGCGAGCCTCCTTGTTGTTTTCACGGATGGCCGCAGTATTCAGATCGAGTGCGCCAGTCTGCGCGTTGGTCCCAGTTATCGCCTGTGGATATGCTCTGCCAAGTTCCTTGGTCACGCGCACCAACTCATCGGTCTCCTCTTTCGAGCGATTGGTTTTCTTCGACAGTTGGTCGTATTTATCACATAACTTGTCAATGTCCTTTGCGTGAGAATCTGCTTTATTAAACGCCTCGATGGACTTCTGGAACTTATCAATAGAAATCCTCGAATCATCGGTTTTCTTCGCCAGGCGGACAATAACAACTATCAATGCGGCAATGGCGGCGGCAGCGAGCGCATACGGGTTTTTCAGCATTGCCGCAAGCATTCTATAAAGCGCCTTAGTGAACAAGTTGGTTGCCATCATTTCCTTCTGCTTCACCGCAACATAGGCGTTTCCGAGCGCTATCTGTACCTTCGTCGCAGTAGCCTCACCCCAGATGGCCGCAATCAGTTTGCTGCGAGACACGGTATTCAACTCCAACGCGGAAATTTCCGCTACCTCGGCAGCAGTAAGCGCGTTGGCCGCTATTCTCGCATTGGCTATGACAACCCGATATGCAACATAGGAGGCAGCGGCGGCACCAAGAACCTTTCCAGTCTCGCGCCAATTCTGCATCAACTTCATGGATACAGCCAAGAGGTCCGTCATTGCATTATGCACTGAATCCGTGTTACCAATTTCGTCGTACATAATGGACGCAGCATCCTTCAACTTCATCCACTGTCCCTTAAGCGTCTCGGATTGCTTTTCCTGCATCTTGTAGAATATGCCGCCTGCATTCGTCATGTCCTCGAAAATCTCCTTAATCATGGAGAAAGGAACAGCACGCTTCGAGATAAGGTCGAACACCTCTGCGGTCTTCACAGTACGGCCATTCAATTTCGAGAACTTCTCTGCCAGCAGGTCAACAAGAGGGATACCAGCCTCAGTAAACTGACGCAATTCCTGACCACGGAGAACAGCGGCAGCACGAACCTGTCCGTAAGCAAGCACAAGACGCGACATGTCAACGCCAAGACCGGCAGAAATATCAGCCAGCCGCATGGTCACGTCAAACAGATTTTCGGTCTCGATTCGATAAGCAGACAACTGCTTCGTGAAAGACACCAGGTCCTTAATCTCGAACGGAGACTGAATGGCAGCAGCCTTCAATCGCTTAAACAGCGATTCGGCCTTCTCGGTGTCTTGGATAATACCGCCGAGAGCAACGCGCTGCATTTCAAACTCAGCCGTCACGTTTCGCACATTCTGAATAAACCTGGTGGCCGAATGCAGACCGATAAGTGTAACCGAACTTTTAATCAAGGCGCCAAGGTGGGAGCCAGCCGTTGCAAACCCAGCATTCCAACGCTGGATATACTCGTGCCCACGGCGAAAACTCGCCGCCATCTCAATCGCCTGCTTGTTTGTGAGATCAACAGCAACACCGACCTTTGCGGCACCCAGCCCCATTCGGTCAAGTTCAATCGCACATGCGGAAAGGAACGTCCGCTGCTGCTGAATCTTCGCATTGATAAGGTCGATTTGCTTTCCGTACTTGGAATAGTCAACCCTCGGATCGGTACCGCCGGTTAACTTACCGGCCATATTCTGCTTGCGCTGTAATTTGTCGAGTTGCGCAGTATATTTTGCAATCTCAGCCTCGGCAGTCTTCATGTTTATGGTGAGGACTTTACCCATGGTCGAAGAGGCGTTCCCAACGCCTTTAATCTTCGACTCAAGGATTGTCGCCGCCTCAAGCAGGTTCTTCTCCTCTCCGGTAAGGCCCTTAAGCAGGCTGAATCCACCCTTCGCCGCCAATTTATTTATCTTAGCCTCGACGCTGTTCAACGCCTCCTGGAATTTCTGGACGGAAGTGGTCTCGTCCAGGAAGAGGTCGGCAAGAACCTTCTTGGATTTGCCAATCTTGACATCAATAAACAGCGAAGCCGGTGCCGAATCAAGCACCGACTGCAATGGCTTCATTGCGGTTTTTACCCTGCCAGCCGCCTCCTTAAACGCCTTATCTATGTCAATAAAAACAGGTAATTCAGTTGCCATGTTTTTGTTCCTCCTTGATTATAAATTGTTGCAATTTTTCGTCTTCGCTCTCTTCCTCGACCGGCAGTCCAAAGTTACGAAGAATTTGGTTAACTTCCGCCTTGGATTTCTTGGTTGTTGACACGAGGGCAATCTTTTGGACCTTCTCGAAGTCGTAGTCATAATAGCCCTTGTCAATCAGCAGCATTGTGACGAAATTGGCCGTATCCAGGTACCAGTACCGGAGCCACGACCAGAAGTTGTAATTGCCGTATATGCTTTTGATACGCTCGTTGTGAGTGGAGATCTCGAAGGCGGGGTTTACTTGTCTTCCTTTTTTATCCCCAAAGCGTCCGTCTCCAACATATTTATCACGTTCTCCAGCCGCTCTTGCGCTTGCTTGGCGACTTCGCCAACCGGCTTCATAAACAGTTCGCGTTCCTGCCTTGAGAGTTGCCAGTTGGCTGAGAAAAAACCCACGTCATCACTAACGGCCCCCGCTCCGATGATTTTGAAGGTTTCCTCGTTCGACCGGAGTTGCAGGATATGCCATTTAATCCAGAAGACGAAAGGCAGGAAAATGGCCCAGTTGCCGAGAAGGTAGTAAGCAGCCTTCTTGGCATGGAGGGAGTAGAGTTTCTTGGTCAGCGTCTTCGCGCTTTTCTGAGATACACCTTCCTTCCCTTGGGCTTCCAAAACCTGCGCCTCCTGCTCCAGGAGAGCGATGCGCTCCTTGACTTTGTTTGAAACCTGACGGACTTTGTACCGTCGGCCCCCGGCGATGACAACACAGGGGGCCTTTGATACGGTCTCATATTCTCCGGCAAGAAATTTATCGGACTTCCGCATAGTGCTTGCTCAGGATTTCGTCAAGTTCACGGATCCAACCCTCAGGAGAGTTCTGAATCCAAATTTTGTTCTTGAGCGCATCTTCGATGAGGTAGATGCGCGGATTGCTGCGATAAACGCCGCACTTGAGGTTATCTTTGTCAAAGTCGAGCCGGAACGGCACACGGTCGGCAAAGTAGGTGTTGAAGTACAGGTTCTCGACGATATAGGACTGGTGGTCGCAATCGTACTTGTCGTAGATGGCGAACAGTTTGTCCCACTCGTAGTACACGGGAAGGTGGCAGACCCAGTTGTGGAGTTTCATTCCCTCTTTCAGGCAGAGCGCCCTGGTCTTCGCCATGTCACGCTGCCAGCCGTTCTCGCTGTTCGCGTCTCCGGCCATATCCCTCTGGACGATCTTCGGGAACAGGACCTCGGTCATCGTGAAATTATTGACCGCATACATATCGTCGCAGGCGTAGATGAAGCCCTTGTGGTCCGGGAACATCTCGCGTACCTTGCGGAACTTATGGACGTGATCCAGGTGGCAGGTGTACTGTCCGGGGACAGGCTCGATGCGCGGGCACTCGATGAATGTGATATCATCGCCGGTGTCGCAGATGGGATGATAGTCACCAACTACCACAATGTGATGCGGCTCCTTGAAGTGCTTGCGCCAACCGGCAACAGCGTACTCAAGTTCGCGGCCCTGGGCTGCGGATGCCAGGTACGGAATTACGACCAAAATCTTACCTTTAAGTTCGATTTTTGGCGTTTCCTGTTCGATTTTATCGGTTTTTTGTTCGATTTCCGGCTGATTTTGTTCGATTTCCGGTGCGGGCACCTGGGCCTCGTCGGCTTTCTTCTGCCCATTCTTCTGGTTATTTCCTTTAGCCATAATGTCTTGATTTAATTAAAAATGGGGTGGGGATGCTTTTCACCTCCCACCCCACGGATTAGGATTTAGTAACGAGACTAAGCACCGGTGCCGTCGCCAGAACCACCCTCACCGTCGATTTCCTCGGCGGTCACAGAGCCGTCAGCGTACTGAGCCTCCTTGCTGGAGAACATAGGCATGACGGTCTTGAGGTTGGCGGTGTCCATGAATTCGGCGGTCACGACCACATGGATGCGCCAGAGTTTGTCGGCCCATGCGAGGGAACCGGCCATCTTCGCCTTCGGGAAGAACAGGGCCTTGTCACCCTCATCGTTCGTGATCAGGATAGGACGGGTCTTGACGGGGAGTTTGTGGCCGAAGCCAAACACCTTGACAGTGCCGTCACCGAACACGGCAGTAACGCCGCTCTCGGCTGCGGTCACTTCCTCGGCGCCCAGGAAGACTTTCAGGAAGTCAGGCTCCAGGTCGGCAAGGTCGAAGGAGAACTCATGGGTACCGTTGTTGGCGGTAGAGGTGATGACATCACCCTGCTCGTCCAGGAGAGCGTCGAAAGACACTTCCTCACCGTCCCAGGAGGTAGAATCCTGCACGACCTGACCGAGGCTTGCACCGTTGGTCAGGCACTGTGCCATAGTGGTAGCGGAGGTATAGCCTCCTTCGGGTGCGCTGAAAATGATGATGTCGCCCTGTCCGGCGAGCAACTGTTGCGCAGAACCAAGATTCTTGATAGACATGATTATTGAGCGTTAAAATTGTTAGTCGTATGCCACCTCAAATTGAGAGTGGTTGTTGAATATCCGGAAGACTGGCTGGGCGTAGTCGGCGTGATGAAGCGGTCCATTTCAAGAGCGAAGAAGAAATTCTGCGTCTTGGCCTTATCCACGATGGTCTCAAACTGCTCCAGAATTTTCGTGACGCGGTTCTTTTTGACGGAGCCATCGTCGTTCATTTTGCAGTAGAGGATTATCATGAGGTCGCCATCAGCATAGTTCACCTTCGAGCCTACGCCATGGACGTCACCATTGATGAAGATTACGATAAAATCGGCGGGCAGGTTGTTGGTGGGCCTCTCCCAGTCGCCGTAAACGGCAACCGGCTCGGTCCCTCCACCGGCATTTCCCACTACGATGCGGCCCTGGAGGAAATCCCTCAGTTCCACATCCGGATTTATTTTCGATGGTCTTATCATTTGGCAAATCGTCTATTGGCTGCGGCCACCGGCTTGGCGCCAGGATGAGACTTGACGTACTTAAGGACTTCCACGCTGGTCCGCATTTCTGACTCAAAAGCATTTTGGAGCCAGTTCAAATATCCCCTGCGCTTGCTCGTTGCATTTGCGCCCTCCGCATAAGGGACGGCAACAATGAGTGTAGATGCAACGCCTGTTCGCGGGTAATCCGCTCTGCGGACCGCACGGATAGCCTCCTCCATACCGACAATCCTCTTTCTGTCCGGCGCGTTCTGCGGCCTGGTTGCTTCTTTCGGCATATAGACGGCGCGAAGCACGCGACCGCTCTGGGAAACGACAGATACAATACTGTCGTGCAGGTTTGCAGTGTAGTACGGCAGGAGTTCTTTGTTATCCTGCACGTAGTCCATGAAACGGTTGTTCGCATCAATAAAGACCTGCTGGGCAGCACGATTGACACCATCAGCCGAAGCGAGCAATTCCTTTTGGAACTGCGCACTTGCGTTCTTCCATCCTTTCAGGTGTCTTCTCATTGTTTAGTCTCCTTGTGCCTGTTTCAGTTCGATTCTCGTGACCTTGATATTAGCCATCCATGGCATATTGATGTCGCGGACAATCTCAGCAATAGCCTTAACGATGCGTCCCTGTTCGGTAGTCACCGTGATGGCGTCGTTGATGAGCACCATGACATCGTTACCCGGCAGATAGACGGTAGGACTCCTCGTAATGATGCTCCTCGAATAACCTGTTCCGCCTTCCTCGTAGAGGCATTTTCCGGAATAGATAATCTCGGGATCAATCGGGTTGTCCCACTCGTCCTTTCCACCGTTATCCCTGGTGATAACGCAAGTGTCTCGAAATTCGATGACCATTACAATCCCAGTCTAAGTGCCGAAGCGTCGTACATTTCGCTGCTGGTGGCCTCGTCTGCCACGATGTCCCATCCCCACTTAAGGCGAAGGGCGTCGGCCAGGTCCTTGAACCGCTTGCGGTCCGCCATGGTGATAGTGTAGCCACCACGGGAAGCGCGGACGTCGCCAACTTGTTCAGTGAAGCCACCACCAGCAAATACACCCAGCATGGAGTAATAAATCGAAGAAGCCGCATAGTCGAGCCTCATAGTGTACTCAACATCAGTCCGCTCGACCTTTTTGGTCACTTCCTCACCGGTATTCGGATCGGTCTCGGTTATTTCTTCGTAGTCGATGTCTTCGTCCAGAGGAAGCGGGGATAACCCCACCTCCTTCGGACTTCTGGCACACCGAGCGACTACATTGGCCTGGAGATCGTACCCAGGGACCAAACTACGCAGGTATTCTTCGACATTCATACTCTCTTCCGGTTAAAGGTTAAGCGCCACCCTCGGTGCCACTGCCACTACCGCTGCCACTGCCACTGCCGGAGCCGGAAGGGGTGGTGTAGGTGATGACGTAGTACATCTCCTGAGGACGGGTAGGCACGCACAGGCCGTAGAACTCGGACCACCAGTCCTGAGTCTTCGCTTTCACGTCGTACTCGTACTGGATGATGCCGCGACCCTCGAAGAAGGTGGCGTAGATGGCGTCACCGTCAGGCAGCAGGGCCATAGCGGTCTTGATGGTGCCCAGAGGGCCGTCCGGATAGAGGACGTAGGTGTTGGCGTTGAAGGTGCGGAAAGCCTTCGTGACGAGTTTGGCGTTAACGCCCTTGCCTTCCAGGCGCTCGACGGCGGTGAGGCCCTGCTTGAACTTGATGTTCTTGAGGGGCAGGCCGATGAGGGCAGCGAAGGCGGCTTTCACCTCGTCATCGTCGGCGGCGTTACCTACGCGCAGGGCGTTGGCATCGTTCTCCGGAGCCATGATGAGGTCGCGGCGCAGGCGGTAGCCAATCTGGGTACGGACAACAGGGTGCTCCATATCGTCCAGCCAGGACTGCTCGTCCACCTCCATGATGATCTGACTCTTGGCATAGCCCTTGCGAACCATGGCGCGAATCTTCCTCTTGAGGACGGCGATGAGGTCAACACTGAGGTTGGCGGTCTCTGCGGTCTTGTTCTCAGGGTCGGAGAACATGTTGTCGGTGACAGTGATGTTCTCCTCGGGAACGTTGGAGGTGAACACGAGACCCTTGATACCACGAGGGTTGTTGTTGGCGTCCAGGATGAGGCCACGGTTGGAAACCATCTGGTCGCGCTGGTACAGCATCGACAGTTCGTGGGCGTTCTTGATGTCGGTCAGACCGTTGAACAGGAGGTCCAGAGCATACTCCTTGGCCGTCTGATTCTGGAACTGAATCTTGGACAGGGCGTCCAGGTAGTTCCGGTAATCGTCGGAATCCCAGAAGAAGCGGGCCTTCTGGCAAGGGATGACACCTTCCGTCATCTCGAATCCCTTGGTACCCAGAGGGATGACCTCGGAATCCTTGTCTGCGTAGGTGGCCATCACCTTGAGTTTGTTGGACATCAGCAACTGCTTGAAGTCGAAGGTGATGCTGGAATACGGATCCCAGGAGAACCCGTCGAGGTCCATATCCTGAGTGTTACCGAATCCGATAACGTCGGTTACGTAGAGGTCGAAACTTTCAGCGGAAAGAATACCGGCCTCTGCCATGAGGGTGCGGAACCCTTGATTGTACTTGTGAGCCATAATTCTTTTCTCCTATTATTCGTTCTCGTATTCAAAGGTGATACCGGTGAGGGCATCCTTGTAGAAGTCCAGCATCTCGGGGATGCGGTCGCCAAGGATCTGTCCCTTGGTCACGACAGCGACAGTGCCAGCGTAGGCGCCATCGTTGCTGACGTAGATTTCACGCCAGGACAGGCCGGTAGGCTTCTGGAGAGCAACATTGCTGCCAGCGGCCTTGGCCACGTACAGTTTGTCACCCTTGTTGAGAGCACCGAGGGCGTTGGCCTCGATGGCGAAGGAACCGTTCTCGGCGTCGTATGCGCCAAGAGCAGCGGCCTTGGTCAGGCCGTTGCCAGCATCGTTCAGGATACCGAGGATGAAACCTTCCTCGGGAACGGCGTTATTGGTTCCTTTCAGTTTGATGGAGGTGGATGCGGCGGTCACGGCCTCCTGAACCTCGTAGGAGTCCAGGAAAATAGCCCTACCACCCATCACAGGCAGGTAAACCGGAAGGGCGAGAGGAATCTGCGTGCCCTTGGGCAGACCGATCAGGCTGACGGTACCACCGGCAAGTTTACGCTCTTTCACCTCGATCCAAACAGGCATCCGTTCGGCGGGATACTTGGTTACGACCGGCTTGAAATGGACGTTTCCTAAATTGCTTCCCATTTTCGTGAAAGGTTAATTGGTTAAAAACTACTGTTGTGAAGCAGGTTCTTTGATGCCATGACGCGCCTTCTGGCGAGCAGCCTCAGCCTTCCAGTCGGTCGTGCCAACCTTGTGCTCAGGGTCCGGGTCAGCCACAAAGGGCTTGCTCGTATCCACGCCAATTCTGGCAACAGCCTTCGTGAAATAGCCGCTGGCGCTCTCGAAGAGTTGGTCGGCATTCTTCTTGCTTCCGGTCGCCTCATTCATCTCAACCGCCCGTTCCCATGCGTCTTCGGCCTGGTCTTTGTACTTCTTGGCGTAATCGCCGCCAAAGAACTTGGCCTTCGCGGTTTCAAGAGCGAGTTTCGCTGACTGATTCGACTCGAATCCGTTGATCTTGTCCTGGAGAGGTTTGACTGCTGCTGCTACTGCGGCCTGTACGATGGCGGCGATGTCGCCATGGCCAGAACCACTGTCGCCGTGGCCGGAGCCACTGCCACTGCCAGTACCACTCCCGGAATTACCCTCCGGATGATTCGCCTTGTAAGCGTCAAAAGCACTCTGCGTCTCGGTCCTCTTAGTGATTTCCTGGTCGCGATGCTTCATCAACTCCTCGGCAACGAGCCTCATGGTCTCTGCGTCCGTAAGGGCTGCTTCAACCTGGGACTCTTCTGTGATCGTCTTTTCTCTCGCTGAGGCAATCCGATCAATAGCCTCGTTACTCAGCCCGAAACGCTTTATTTCAGATTTCGCCCTGAGTCCTTCTACGATTTTTTCTTTGAACATATATGTGTGATTTAGAATTGATATTCTGCCGCAAAAATAGAAGATTTTTTTCAATTCTGCAAAGTTCGGCACACATTTTGCAAATAATCGCCCCTTTTTCGTATCTTTGCGGTGATGTTCAAACTGATCCATACCGATATAGCATTTCCCGAGCGATACGAACACGTCGAGCGGAAAATAGCCACAGTCAAAGATAAGGGATGGGACAAAGTGGGAGATTTCGTGCTGAGGGACGGAATCGACCTCATCCCGCAGGAGGGCCTCCAGGAAAACCTGTGCAAGTGCGAGGCGAATCTTATATTTATTTGCGGACAGGCAACTTCCGGGAAGACGTTCGGCATGATGCTCAAGGGATTAAACGGTGTCGGTAAGTATGGATACACCGGGCGTCTCATCAACGTGCGTAAGTTGGACTCCGCCAAGGGTACGTCCATGCACCGTGACGCCTCATTCGTCTGGGGCGAATTCTCACATTGCGAAACAACAACCGGAGAACTACCTACGTTCGCATGGCCAATCTGGAACAACGCTATCCAGATGATTCACGCGAACTTTAATCCGGAGAATCCGAAGGAGTGGGACGAGTTCCAGGAGTACATCAAAAAGCAGCAGGCCGCTTACATCGGAATCGACGAGGCCACGGCCATCGAGCAGTTCAGGATGTTCGCATACATGTTCTCGCGTAACCGTGATGCGTCAGGCGTAGAGCCTTGCATGGTACTGTCCTTCAACCCGAAATACGGACACTGGACAACCCAGTTCCTCATCACCGGCGGATACATCAACCCGAAGACCTGGTACATCATCCCGGAAATGGATGGCAAAAAGCGCTACTTCTATATCAAGGGTGATGATCCGACGGCGGTTGTCTGGGGAGATTCCAAGGAGGAAGTGGTTGAGGCCGCCCACATCAGAATCAGCGACGATGACCGCGCAGCAGGACTGACCGAGGCCGACATGGTGAAATCCTTCGTCCTGTTCACCGGCTCCGCCGCAGGCAACAGAAAACTTGTGGCCGCAACCAGGGGACAATCCGTGGCGAACCTTCACAACGTAGGCGCCGCTCAGCGTGCCGTCCTTGCTGAGGCTTATTTCGGGCCGACCGACGATGAGTCCGTTGGCGTCGCGGACGCAGACTTCCGGGCCATGGAGACCAACCCGAGAAATAGCGATGAGAACATGTACGCCACCATGGACGTGTCTGGCGGTAAACTCAAGAGCGATGATAACCTCATGCTCATCTTCCAGGGCAACTGCTGGGTAGGCGTTGAGGCATTCCGTGGGGACCCGAAGCAACTGCTCGACTGGATTGACCAAAAATTGGACCACTGGGGCGTGCCGAGACAGAACTTTGCGTTTGATGCCACCGGCATCGGATACTACCTCACCGCATTCAAGGAGGGCATTCCAATCACTCCGAACAAAACGCCGATGCAGGAATACGATGAGCAGGGAAACCCTGTCACCATCGAACAATACTTCAACCTGCGCTCGCAACTCCTTGCGAAAACCGAGGTCCTGTTCAAGACCGGATTCTTCTGCACGACCCTGGACCTCAATATGCAGATTCCCTATGGAAAAAAGGGCGGCAAGCGCCGCATCATAGATATTCTCTACAACGAGAAAAACGTGTTCATCAAGGGGCAGAAAAACAAGAAGATCCTCTACCGGAGCAAGGACGAGTATATCGCCAGGTTCCACGAATCCCCCGGCCTCATGGACCCGTTCACTTATCGCGCAGTCTTTGAACTTGACGCGAGGCCGAAGAAGCAGCCGGAAAAGGAAATTGACGATTCGGCGTACTCAGGACTATTTCAAGATTATGGCGGAGGACGCTCCGTCGTTTGGATTTAATTTACATAGGCTATGCGAATTTCTGATTACATTAACGACTCGAAAAAGCGGTTGTGGACTCGCCGCCTTGTCGGGGCACCCGTCTTGGAGCAGAATCAGAAAGGAAGGAACAAGCGCCGCACAGTGGTACCGCCAGCCGGTACATTTATCACTCTGCGGCAGGAGGACTTCCTTAATGAGATCACTCCAAGCGCCCACGACATAAACTCCAAGTACATGTCCAAGCGCCCTATCTTCAAGGACACCGGCATCAAGGATTCCAAGGGAAGGACCAAATGGGAACTCGTCGGATATGATGACGTCGAGACGGTTGCCCTCGGCATCCAGGAGTGCATCATCGGAAAGAAGATCTCCCACTTCGCCGGTGACGGATTCTGGATTGCCAATGAGACCGAGGATAAGGAGGCTTTTGACAAGGTAATATCCTGGCTTGACATGTCCGGTATCAACAAGGCCGCTTGGATCCAACTCGTCCGCTCGGTATTCCGCACAGGAGACGGCGCCATCTATGTGTACCGTGACGAGAACGGCATTGATTACCAGGTATTCGGATACGAGGAGGGTTCCGTACTCTACCCGAAGACCGACATCAACGGAAAAACCATCGTGGCCAGGAAGTACACGTTCGACAACCACGCAGCCGTTGACATCTTCACGCCGGACGGCATGGAAACGTGGATGGTCCTCGACGATGATGACGATTCCATCATCCCGAAGGAAGGCCGCACCAAAAGCGAGGATGATTACGTCCTCGTGAAGAAGGTAGCCAACCAGGCCGGGCGGCGCGTTCAGTGCATCTATTTCCGCGTTGACGATATTCCTACCGGCCCGGCCCAACTCTCCATCGAGGCCCTGGAGGATGCCTGTTCCTACATGTCCGAGGAAATGAAGAACACCGCCTTCCCGATCCTGTTCCTCAAGACCGAGAAACTGGTAAGTCTGCCGCCTTCCGAAATGAACGGCAAGACCATCGGCGTGAAGGGCAGCGCAGACGCGCTCGCCCATAGCGATGCGAAGTTCCTGGACCCGCCGGATGCCAGCAACGTTGCGACCATCCACCTGGAAAACCTCTGGAACAACATCGTCCGTACCTGCATGTCTGTATTCGTGGAGCCGGACGTGCTCAAGCAGGGCGCAGACTCCAGCACGACCATCAAGATTATGTTCGCTCCGGAGATTCAGTGGTGCCAGAACGTATGGCCCCAGTTCTTTAAGGGTGTCCGCGACCTTATCAATGTCATCATAGCATTGGTGGGTGTTGAGGAAGGAAATCCCGACCGTTACGCGAAACTCCGCGTTTCCGTCGGGCCGAACATCTGGATGCCGCAGAATGTCGCCGAGCAGGTCAAGAATGAATGCGACCAGGTGTACGCCCGCATCAAATCCCGCGAGGCCGCTATGGAAGACCTCGGCTCCCAGCATGTCGGTGACTACGGCAAGATCAAGGAAGAGTGGGAATATGAACTGCAAATCAAGTCCGAGATTCCCGCGAAGGTCAAGGCACAATATGGAGTTGATACCGGGACATCCGGTGAGGAGACCAACCCAAGTAAACCGGGAGTCAGCAACAGCAGCGCTGGACGGACAATCCAGGAGTAAAGAAAAAGGGGCGCTTCACAGCGGCCCTTTTTCATTCCTAATTCTATAACCATTTTAGAAAATCCGATACAAATATAAGCAAAAAGCGTGCCATTCCAAAAAGAATGACACGCAAGCAAGGTTTTAGAACGTTTAGAACGGATCGCCGTCAGTGGATGCGGCACCGTTGTTGCCAGGCGCCGGAGCGGGAGCAGGTGCAGGAGCGGCAGCGCCCTCAATCTTCCAGTCGAAGCAGTTCACGTTGTGATACCACTTTCCGTTGTATTCACGGCTCGTCACATCGTAGTAGAAGGTACCCTTCTGACCAGCGCGGAGTTTCGAGAATTCCTCGGCACGGTTGTTGCGGCACTCAAGGCACAAAGTGCTGTTATAGCGCCCAGACTCATACTCGATTACAACTTTTGCGGAGAGCCATTCTCCACGCTGACTCGTTCCCCGTTCAAGCGGGAGGACTTGGGTAATTCGCCCTGTTACTTCATTTTTCATCTTCGGTTTTTATTTGAATGTCTAACATCTCTTCTTTATCAAAATGTATGCCATGCTGCTCGCATTCATGGTGATATTTACAGAATTTGCACATGTCCTCCGTATTTTCCTCGCAGAATTGACGGTATGCACACTGGCCGCAGGAGACGGGAAGATACCGGCGAGGTTCCTCCGGCGCCTTCTCGTCAATGTCCAGTAGTCCGATTTTATCGGCCAACTTCATGACCATCTCAGGGTCCTTTGCCTGGTCGATGTTCTGGATAAGGGACATGGAGAATTCGGTGAGTTTTTCCTTGGACTTCGCCTTCCTCTCCTCCAGGGATAACTCTGGGGCAAACGGCTTCAAGTCCTTGGCTGGGTTCAGGAAATTATCCAGCGTGGTCTGGTAGGCCACCAGGTATTCCTTTACCTCCTTCCTGGCGAAGAACTGACGGACATACTCGTCAATAGCAGCCTGCGCTCTGGAGTTGAGCATGTCTGGACGGGCGAAGGCGATGAAAGCATCCCTGCGCGTACAGCCAGAAATAACGTGCCAGGTTAAGCACGTCTGTTCTTCTTGGGTGAGGCCGGTTGCAGCATAGTTCTCCGGCCTTAACGGTATCATTCCTTTAGCCATAGTGCGACAAAGATACTACTTTTTACTGAGATAATCCCTTAACACCCTGCGAAATTCCTCTTCGGACCGCACAACAACATACATGTACCCCTGTGCTTTAACAGCAGCCTCCCAAGCCTTTTGGTATGGTGACTGATAGCCGGTATCCGTCTTCAATTCGATACAGAGACCGTGATATCCACCGCGAGGAATGAGCAGGATGAGGTCGGAAACGCCCCTGACGATGCCTTCCGCACGACGCCTGGCACCCAGGTAGCCGCTTCCGCCATCGTCCATCTCGTTTGCGACATGAAACAGGAGGTTCCTGGTCTCGGGAAAATCATTCCAAGCCGCCTTGACGCAAGCGGCCTGGATTATCATTTCTGGCGCCTGCCGGTGCCTCTTATTGTACGGATTCGGCGGTGTCGGTGTCGTTGCCATTACCTTATGATTTTGTACATAAGAATCATGTCATCCTGCTCGCGAATCCTCGTGAAGCCATGCTTTTCATAGAACGATACAACGAAAGGCTCCATGACCGAGTTGAGGTCTATCCGGAAAATTCCACGACTTTTACACTCGTCCTCACAACGCTCCAAAAGCCTCGTGGCGATGCCGTTCCTTCTGTACTGTGGAATCACGCTGAGTCCAGAAATATACGCAACTCCAGGATTCGATTTTTCAAACGATACTGATACACAGCCATGTCCGCCATCGGCTATGAAATCAAGACTTTGGCCCCATGGCCATGTGTTTTCATGAACTACCATATTACAATAATTTTGGATCTGAATCTTCGGTGATTTTCACCTTGCTTAATATATTCTTGCTGAAAAAGTAGTAGTATTTGGGATTCAATCCCAGGACCTTTGCGGCCCTCTGGAATGCGGCCTTCTTCTCCTTGCTGTTCAGTATGCAGACCTGCACAAGAATCCAGTTCGTATTCTTCCCCTGCAACTTCATCTGGGCCACATACTCTTCCACGGTCTGCTTTCGATCGTAATTCCTCTTGTCAACAATCTCCTGCAACTCGGCCCGGAAAGTCTCCTGCTTCGTGGGGAAGTGGTAGCCGCAGAATGGGCAGTCCGAATACTGAACCGCAATCATCTTCTGGCACTGCGGGCATATCTTCGTTGGCGCCACTCCGCCACCGGCCCCTGGCTTATGCCACACGCCCCACTCCCTGTCATCCTCGTATCGGCCAAGGCGCTCGAAATTCAAGCCGAAGTCCATGCAGATAAACTCACCGTTCTTCCCAGGAGCAGGACGGCTGGCACGACCAAGGCACTGGAGGTACTTGACGAGGGAGGTAGTGGAAAACATGAGCATCACGACTTTGATATCCGGTATGTCCAGGCCGGTAGTAAACAGGCCAAAGTTGACCAGGACCGGAAAATCGCCACGCGCAAACCCATCTATGACGTCCTTACGCTCGCCGCTGTACTCCTCATCCTCATCAAAGTCTCCCGACAAGCAATACCTGGCATCAATCCCGGCCTCACAGAATGCCTTTGTCACCTGGATAGTCTGCTCGGAGGAACAGCAGAACACCAGACACTTCTCGCCCGGACAGATGCGCTGGTAGTTTTCCACGGCGCCGACATACCTGGCCTGTGATTTGAACTTGTCGGCCATCTGGCTCAGATTGTAGTCGCCACGGCCAGCGGACCACTCGACATCATCCATCCTCGGGGCATCAAGCGAGAAGAGGCGGCATTTACAAAGGAAGCCAAGATCTATCAGATTTTGCACTGTCGGGCCGGTAACGATGGCCTCATAGTCCAAGCCGAGTTGACGCTGGCTCCCATATCTGGCCGGTGAGGCCGACAGGCCGATTACGTATGTTTCTGACAACACGATATCAAAAACAAAGTCAAATTCAGCCCTGTGGCACTCATCCAGAATGATCATCTTGAAACCACGGAACCACCGCAGCCAGTCATCCTTCTTCACGCGCTGCCGGGCCGTCTGGGCCATCATACACACGCATGGCGCACCGGGGGCCTTCTTTGTCTTGGACAACACAACAGCCGTTTCGGCACCCCATCTTCCGCAGTGGGCGGCATCCTGCTTTATGATTTCCTCACTGTGGGCAAGGATAAGGATGCGATTCCCCTTGCTCAGCGCCATGGACGATACGGCACCAATCACGACACCCTTCCCTCCTCCGGTGGGTAACTGAAAGATTACATGCCGGTAACTCCTGAGAGCAACCCGCAGTTCGTCAACACTTTCCTTCTGATAGTCTCGTAATTCCATTATTCCTCAACAAGTTTCACCCAATGCCAATAGTAATCCACCTTCCCCAAACGTGATATCCACATTGATTTGATGTTCACGAACGGCAGGCCGAACATCCGTTGACAAAAATTGTCAAAATCACTATCGTATTCTCCATCCCGGTTGTTGGTTGTTCTTATGAATTTCGGAATGCAGTTCTTATCGTCCAAGGTCGTAAACCGCACGTTCTCGTTGCCAGACCGCTTCCAGAACCTATCCTCCAGAGCATTGGACGGGAAGAAGATGTCCGGAGCGAACTTCGCTTGGATCCTGTAATACGTCGGCGGCACCACGGCGGGTGCCTGCTTTACTGATGATCTCCTGCTTGGCATTGCTTAATCAGATTTTCGAGGCCACGACCATCCTTGATGCCCTTGCCAAAGAACCAGCCCGTAAACGGATAGTACGTTACATTGTGACACCGCACCCTTACAATCAGCGCCATGTCGCTTTCCTTCACAAGAGGAATCCCGGCCTGCGCAAACCGCTTCTTTGCCCAATCAAGACGCCCTGGCAACACGTCGGCCCTGCGTCTCTTCCATTCTTCACTTCTTTTTGCCATACACAACCATTATGCACTTATCTGGAACCAAAATATCCTTACCATGGCCTTCAATCCTCGCGTATCTCAGCCATTGGTTGAAGGCAACCTTAAATTTCACTCCGTACCTAATCCGGCACAATACGTCACACATCCTTTCGCCCTCCACCAAGGTCACTGAGTCAATCAGCACCTCAGGCCCATCCGAGAACTGCATCACGTCACCGTTCTTCGCCTCCAGGAAAACCCTCGTCTTCTCATAGAAGGCACCGTATGGCAGCAGGATATAATCAAGCCACGGATCGCCAGGGAAATCGTGCTGGGGCTTAAAGGTCTTTTTTGGCGAACTCCTTAATTCGTAGCCTTTTCCTCGTGTCATACTTCCTTGTTAAATCGTGAATGGCCTGACAGAAGGCGTCCAGGGCGTTCGGATTCATAACCCTATCGTCGCCCTCGGAGAGCGGACTTCTGCGGAAGTTGTAACAGAACTCCTGCATGTACGAGATGGTGTCATCCGTGGTTATCTTCCGAAGATGCCGCTCCACCGGCTTCCAATGGATACGGTTTTCACCCTTGAAAATCTCCATCTTGACGGGATTCGGGTACTCAAGCCACTCCTCTATACCCATCAGGTAGAACTGCATACAATACGGCAGGAAATACCAAAGGTACGTCTTGTTTACGATGCGATAAATGAAGTCGGACGAGAACTTCATGTAGTGATGCTGCCGTGCCCACCTGTACAGTGTAAACCGCCACATCTCCCAGTCGTAATCGTCTGGCTCGCCAAGGACGCCGAAGTCCCATTTTTCACGATGCTGTTTCAGAAACTCCTGTGCGCCGTAATCGTCTGCGAATACGCAGGCATCAATAACGCCCTGCTTGAAGCATACGTCAAAAAAGCGCACCACAGTAGGCGCGGAAGTTCTGTTCAGCAACTGTCTCATATCACATCATATCCTTTGTCATGCGCCCAAGATAGGACACGGAAATAATCGCCAAGCGAACATCCGGGCATCCGGATGGCGCGATAAACGCCATCACGGATTTCACGGAGTTTAACGGCCCTTACGTCATTGACACGGATGTAATTCGCATCAAGATCGAGCAGTTCTTCTACTGTCCAAGGGGTACTCATTTCTTCTTCGGTTTTTCAGGCTTCTCGACGATGCTCTGCTTCAACTCACCGTCAATAACAGACCACTCGCCAACCTTGAACTCGGAAGGATTGATCTTGGCGTCAATCATCGCGTCAAACAGACGGATGCGCTCCTTCATAGCCTTAATGGACTCCACGTAGTCCTTCCTGGCGAACTTGAATACGGTGCCACGCCAATGCTCGTTCGGATCGTCGTTATCCTCGATGATGTCATCGTTCTGATAGATGTACTTCACGAGCCAAATTTCCTCAACAGAGGGACGGGAAATGAACTGGCCGAGTATCTGTGGGCCATGGTCGTCCCATACCGCCTCCTTCTTCTCAAGATAGGACGTATAGTCATCATCAAAGAACTCGGTGGCAGTGTTTCCCACCAGGCACTTGAACTCAACCACAATGCGCTCGTCCGGAGTATAAGAATCCGGTGATGCGCCCATGGGGCAGTCCGGAGCAACCCAGAAAGGAATCTCTTCGAGGTCCTTGGAGTAAATCAGGCCGGGAAGGCCGAGGTTCGCAACGGCCCACTGATAGATATACGGCTCCTGCTCGTTGCCGATATCCATGGTCTTCGCCGAAACCGGCAGAGTGTAGCCATGCTTGCGCTCGAAGCGCTTGGAGCGGATGTAAGACAGGCATCCGTCAATAATCTTTCCACTTTTGCTCGTGATTGAGCCAAGTTCGGAAGCGGTAATCATTCCGCACCGCTTCTGCTTCCATTCAAATTCCTTATCCATAGGTTATACGGGTAAATCGTCCTCTTTCTTTTCCTCGGCAGGCGCCTGGGGTTCGGGAGTCATGGCATCCTGCACGGCATCCTTTACGGTCTCGTTGGCGAAATCGAACTTCTCGGCCACCTGTTCAAAGGTAAGGCCCTTCTCCTTGGCCCACTTCACGGTCTTCTCAATCACCTCCTCGGTGATGACCTTCTTGGCCGCAGGGGCCGGTGCAGCGGGAGCGGGGTCCGGGTCGAACTTCGACACACGAAGACCGACAGTCATTTCACCGTCACTCGGATCGCGGCAAGGCTCGGAATCCAGACGGATAGCCAGGCCGAGGCCGCTCAGCAGATTCAGACGGCCATGGCACGGAGTGCCGTCCGCCACGGGAGTATCCCAGAAGCGCTTTGCAAGCCTCTTACGGTTCGTGGCATTGAGCAGCATGGGCTTGTCGATGCCCTGGAGTTTGCACGTCCAGCGCTCACGTTCGTTCTTTCCCTGGACCTTCAAGTTCTCATGGAAAGCAATCTCTTCGATAATCGCCCTGGGGATTACCATTGCGTCCCCAAGAATCTCCACGCCAGCGAAATCTGACTTGGAGCCTCTCTTGTAATAAATTCCTTCTTCCATAACGCGAAATTTTTACTTTGTCTCCTGCAAATTCTGTGCCTTAACGGCCTTTTTGAAGCGGCGATTGATGCCGCGCTCCATCTTCCTGCGCTCCTTCGGCGTTGCGTCCACGTATTCCTGGACGGCCTTTACTTCCTCAAGAGCCTCCCGCTCCTCGTCCGGCGAAGCCGGATTCGACTTAACGAGCCGGGCCTGGTACTTCTTGATGGCCTTCTGGACGTCGTTCACGAGGCCCTGATCACGGGTGAGGGTGAAGACCTGCATGTACAACGTTTCGGCGAAGCCGAAAACGTTTTTTTCGTTTCCCTGCTGCACTCCAGCAAGCAGGTACGCGTATGGGTGCTCATCGGCCATCACACGCATCTTCCAGTTGCCGGATTTCGTGGAAATGTCCAGCCAGAACTTACTGAAGGTGTACTTGAAGCCGACGTTTTCTCCCATCCAAACAACCGGGTTTGCGAAATGGAAGAACCAGAACATTTGAATTTTTGACCAAATCTTTTTCATATCACTTGTGGTTTGATTGTTTCCATACTATCATGTCTCCAATATCCGAATGGTCGGGTATCTGCTCAATCGGCAAACCCCACTTCTCCCACCATGGCCATACTTCTCCCCTCTGTGCCCACTTATCCCTGGCGTCCATATCCGGCAACAGCAGCACGCCCTCCTTCACGTCACGGATATTCGACTTGCCGCCGGTGGCAAGGAACCGGCGCCCATAGTACAACCGGCCCAGAAGCGCCGTTTTCTCGGACTCGCAGACAAAGGCCCTCTTTCCGTCATCCGGAATGCAGTCACCGAATAAGCAGTGTTCAGAGTATCCGTCACGGACCCTGTACTGCCGCCCTGGGAAGAATGTCTTGTCACGGTGCCCGTCATCCTTGTAGAAGATGCGCTTGTCAAAAAGGACCTTGTTCTGCTGATTGACGTACCAATACACCACGTTCCCGTGGGAATCGGTGGTCACATTGTACTCCTTCCACACCTCGCGCACCTTCTCCTCAGGAAACAAGGTACACATCCAGTTGAAGAGGGAACATTTCCTCAAGTCGTAGTTCGCGGCCCCATCAACGGCCTCCCTCGGAACATACTTCACGGCCACCTCATCCTTCTGCCGGACCTCGCGGTTGTAGGTAATGGACTGCTTCTGGCCGTTGATCATGCTGATGGCCTCCTTGTAATCGGCGGCACCGCCGTAGTTGATGAGCCATGTCTGGAGGCTCATGGAAGGACCGCCCTCCTCGGAAAGCCAGACAGTACCCTGGCTGATGAAGATTTTGAGTTTGTCCTTGCGCCACTGATGCCTGTCACCGTTGAGGTAGTAACCGCCCTCCAATTTACGCCCATGCTGAGTCAGTTCCATCCCAAGCAACTTGGGACAGTTCTTCAAGGCCACAACCGGGTCGTACTCAAAGCGAAAATGTTCCTTACTCATGATTAAAAGGGAAGATCTGGTTCGTTATCTGCTTTCGGCAGATCATCATCCTGCTCAGCAGGCTCCTTCTCGGTAGATAAATTCTGCTCCATGTAATACCAGAGGCCATCGGAGCGGCGATGGCTCGCAACGCCCATTTTCTTGAACAGGTCAATGAGGCTCTTCTGGTTCTTCGGCGTCTCGTTCCAGTCGTTGCAGTACCGGACATACTCCTGTACCCACTCTCTCTTGGACTTCCAGCCGTATCCGGTGGTGGACGGAGGAGTGGCCGCAACGTAGCCCATGGAGTCAATCCAGCGGCGCAGGGAGTTGGCATTATTGCGCATCTCCTCCACGACCTCTTTCACGGACCCTGCGATATCAATCTTACCACCGTTCTCCACGAAACTCTTGTACCCTTCCAGGACCCAGTTGAAGATAGCGGACTTCACCTCCGGCGCCTGGAGTTTCATTTCAAGCATCGGATCCTTGTCTCTATCGTCAATATGGTTGGGGGCCAGGATGATGAGGAAGCGGCGGAAGTAACCTTCTGTATCGTCGGTGGTCGGAGGAATGGCGTTGGCGCAGCAAAGCATCAGTGGAATCTTATCGACCTTTGTCGGCCTCTTAGAATAAGGATGACGCCCGGTAAAGGCGCCGCCAGATACGAACTGCTTGAAATCTCCTCCTGAAAAGTCCTTGTTTGAGACCTCATCGCAGTAATTGACTATTTTTCCGTTGACATCTGCCAGGTGGTATTCCATCTGGCTGCTCTTGAATAATTGCTCCGGTGAGTATGAACTGGCCACATTGTGACCAAGCATGTTCACCACGGCCTTGCAGATGATACTCTTACCGTTCTGGCCTTCACCAACCACAAAGGTAATGTACTCAATCTTGTACTCGTTGCGGTTCGCAAGGAAGCACCCGCAATACTGATGGAAGGTCTCGCGCATGTTCTCGTCCGGGATGGTCATTCCGAGGACCTTATCCCAGAGGGCCGATCGCACTCCTGCCAGGTAATCGAAATCCAGGATGATGTCGGTCTTGTATTTGACGTCAAACGGATTGAGTTTCATTGTCTTGAGGTCAAAAACGCCATTCTTGAAGCATACGAACTGGCGATTCGGGACGAAGCGGCACCTCTCGTCGCCTTTCAGGCGGTTGAGGCAGTAATCCCGCACAATCTTCGCACTGCCGGTCTGGTACACAATACCCACGTTCTTCTTCTCCATCACCTCGATGATCATCTCCAGCAGCGTCTCCTCCAGCATCAACTCGAAGTACATGCCATTGAAGACGTACAGCATCCCTTCCTCATCCACCTTGAAGTAATCGCATCCCTCGTCACCGTCAACACCGCAAACGTACCGGCGGAAGGACTTGCACAGCCCGGCCTCGGTGCGCTTGTTGACTCTCTCATCGCTGAGGCCGGCATCCTCGATGGATGGGCCTACCGTTTCGACAAGATAGTCAATTATATGCTGATACTTCATTTGCGGTTTTTAACAAAAACCCCACATCCAGAGAGCACCCGTTTCCGGGCGTTGGCACATCTCTCTTTCAGTGGGGTAAAGTTCTTCGCTCAGCGTGCCAAAACTGAGGTCGCGGATTGCAAAGGTAGTCATTTTTTCTGACTGTGCAAACCTTGTGCCCTCGGGGAGAATCGAACTCCCACTCCATTACGGAAACGGATCCTTAGTCCGTTGCGTCTGCCAATTCCGCCACAAGGGCTTTAGTAGCGGGGGCAGGACTCGAACCTGCGACTGTCCTGGTTATGAGCCAGGCGTGCTACCAACTGCTCTACCCCGCGATGTGTCTCCGTCTCTCCAGAGTGTCACCGATGCCCGTAATTGCGGCTATGAACAATTACTCCTGGTCCGCTTTCATCCGGGGCCGGTGGGTGATTGTAGGTTTCAACAGACCTTGAGGGACCCACGTGGCTCCATATTATTGGCCTAATTGACAAGGTGTTGACGGTTGCAACCTCCGTTTTCTACCAGGAAACCTCGAAGTCCCGGCGAGAATCGAACTCGCGACCGGCATCTTTCCGACACCCCCTCTCCCACTGAGGTACGGGACTTTCCAACACAAAAACTTACAAAATTACCGCATCACTGCGAACTTGCTCCCGGTAGAGGAATCGAACCCCTATTGCTATGTGCGAATCGCTAAGCGTCCTAACCGTTAGACGAACCGGGATTGGGCTTCCCAGGGCCTCTTTACATAGACGCGAACAGCGCCTTGTAGTGCTCTACGCACGCCGCTTCACTCGGGAACAGGGTATTCTCGGGCGTGTTGATGCCGTTCTTGAGGGTGTAGATGGCAATCTGCTCATCGCACACATCGACGCCATCCTGATTGGCGTGGACCTTGGTGGCGATAATCTTGATGCCCTGCACGGTGCTGGTCTCAACCTTCTGAGAGGCATCGTTGAAATACGACACTTTGTCGCAAACGTTGTACTTAGTCTCCATATTTGTTAAAAATTTACAGAATGTCTTTCAAAAAGCGTGCCAAACTTTATTTTCCGGTAGAGCCGTAGCCGTTGGCGCCCCTGTCGGTCTCGCTCAGTTCGTCCGCCTCCTGGAACTCAATCTCCGGATATGGAACAATAATCATCTGGGCAACACGCTCACCAATACGGTACACATGATACTTTTCGTGCGCGAGAGGGGAAATCATCTTGCACTTCACCGATACCTCGCCGCGATAGTTGGAATCCACCACCCCGACGCCGTTCGCTATCATCTGGTCCTTCTTGGTAATGCTGCTTCTCGGGAAGATGAGGCCGACATACCCTTCCGGGATCTCGAAAGCAAGGCCGGTGTAATACACGGCGTTTCCGTCTTCGTCCGTCTTAAAGTCAGTAGCCGCCACCAGGTCAAAACCGGCATCGCTCGGGTGAGCCTTAACCGGAATAACGGCGTTATCGCGCAGTTTTTTAATCTTGACTATCATTCAGTTACGTATTTTTCAAAGTTAATATCCTTCCTACTGTTCGGGACGTCGCCAGTCTTCCGGCTCAAAGCCTGGCGCAGTGAAAAGAGCCTATTCATGGTCTTTTCTATCTCCTTCTGCAACTGGGCCGGGTTCATGCTCCCAGGCTCCTCCGGCTTTCCGCCCTTCGCAGGGTCCTGTCCCTTCAAAATCCGTACAACTCCGGCCAGAACCAATTCCTTCTGCAACTCCTCCTCCGTCCAGCGCCAACCGCCACGCTGCTTCTCATGAAGCATACGATTCAGCGTATCCTCGTCCCTGCCGAGTGACCGTAGTATTTCGTCAGCGCTCCTTTGTGCCAATTCTTCTGCATTCATATCTTTGCCGTTACTTGATAGATGCCTTCTCCCAGGGAGACAACTTTCACCTTCGCCTGAGGGAGATCAATGTTCTCCTTCCAGACCTCCTTCCACATCTTCTCTTTCAGTTCCTCAACGGCCTGCTTCTTGACGGAAGAAAGTTCCTCCTCTCCACACGCTATTTTACTCACCTGCATCATTGGTCGCAAATATACTAATAATTTTTCATTTTCCACTTCGTCAACCTCGGAAACCCACGGATCAGGCGCACCCGCTCATCCCATGCCCTGTCCCTACATGCCTTCACCCGCTTCTCCTCAATCTCCCCAGTGAACCGGTGGCCCTTCTTGAAACTGCCTGGCGTGCCTTTATGGCCGTCACCCTTCTTGAAGCCGCCTACCTGCTCACCCATCATGCGCCGGTACTCAATCTCCATCAAGCCCCTCTGGCTCGCATCCCGAAGGAAACGCTCGCTCTTCTTGAGGCCCAGTGCCTTCGCCTTCCGCTCTATCGTCCTCATGCTCACCCCGAGTTCGGCCACCAGGTCCTCGTTCCTGGTATCTGCATACTTCTCCACAAACACCGCCACCTTCTCTGGCGTCCACACTGTTACGAACATACTTCAAATGTTGTGCCAAGGACCATCCTTCTCCATCAAAAACCCTTCCAGGCCGGAGTTGCGGAGTGCATCCACGTTCTCCTTCCCGAAGGCTATCAGGCAACTGCCGCTCCCGGGACTGCCGCCCATGGTACCATCCGGCATGTAGAACCGGACGCGGTGCCGGAGGAACAGGATGCCGTCACAGTTCGGCAGGATCGTGCCCTGGAAGAGACGGTTATCCACTCTCGCGAACGTCAGCATGATGCCATTTCCATGTTCCACCATCTTCTTAACGAACTGGTCCAACAAAGGCTGGCTGTATGGCGGGTTAAGCCACACACGCACATCTTGCCCCCCCCAATTTTGGGCCAGGCCGTCATCATACTTGTTGAATCCGCGCTTCGCCAGACGCCACAGCAGCCTCACCGGCTCGCAGGGGTCCAGGTCAAACTCGCCCAGGGCATCCACCAACTCCTTCGGGGTGAACCATTCGTCAGTGGCCTTTGTTTTCTGAAAACTCGTATCCATTATCTCTTCCACCTGATGTAAATTCCAACGCAAAGCCACTCAAACTCAAACTCGCCGACGGCAAAGTTGAGATTGAAGGCCGGAGTGAGCGCCCAGAACTTCCCGGGCGTAAATTCTACCTCCACAAGAGGCAATTTGTGCCCTATATCGGGCTTCTCGTCACAACGTATTTCCTTTATATCGTACATAAAATGGAAATTTTAGCACATTTTTCGGCAAAAAAATACATTTTTCTGCATTTTTAGCACATAAATTGGAAATTTCTACTTTTTTGCTTCTATAATTTCAACGCTCATTTTGCACTTTATGCTGTTTGCATCCTTGATTAACAGCGCTCGTGTTTCATCTTCATTCTTTATGAGCACGGGCATGTGCTGCTCCTGGGCGTACCGAAGCAAACCGAGCGCACCGGCGAGAACATTCAATTCCATGGGGGCGCCGGGGATTGGGAGTTCTTCTTTTTCAAGAGGAGTCCCATCATCATGAAACAAGCCTATTTTTTCACACATGATTCTTTTGGTCTGAATTCCTTGATATTCTTGTGCTCCCAGAGCCATTTCTTGAATTCCACCTCAGCCTTGGCCAGCACGTAATCCAAATCAGGATACTGCACGTCCAGTATCTCTATCTCAGGCGCACCTTCCCCGATGCCATCCGGCCTCTCGACGATATACAGACGCCAGTCCACGATGTCACTGTGCGCCAACTCGAAAAACGGCCACCTCAGGGCGTGCCGATACTTCTCGTAACATTCAAAAATACCAGTATTCATACTACAAGTACATCCAATACCACTTTCCACTCTTTCCATTGCGCCGCTGCAACGCCGCCCGGATGGCCTGCGGGGCCAGGCCGGTAGCAGCCGCCGCCTCCTTCACGCTCCCCCACCGGTTCACCATGCTGCCGTCCACGTCGAACTGCCCGAAGATCACCATCCTCGGTTTCGGCCCGGCCTTCCGGTCCGGCTCCTTCTCCTCGCTCCACTCCAGGTTGTCGGCCACATTGTTCTCCGGGTCCCCGTCCTTGTGGACCACATAGGGTCTCCCTTCCGGGTTCGGGACGAAAGCGCGGGCCACCAGGTACGACACGTACCGGCGCTCCCCGTGCAGGGACACCCACACCCCCCTCACGGGGGAGAGGGCCATGCCGTTGCTGAGCACCGTCCCGTCCTCGCGGACCGAATAGCGCTCATCCAACTGCTTCTCCCGTATGCGCTCAAGCCCCGACATGGCTCACCAGCAGCGGCAGGTTGTCATAACTCTCTACGATATATTGCCCTCCTACCCGGAGAGCAATCATGGTCTGCGTCAGAGCATCAACGATAGCCTTCTGTCCGTCATAGGTCAGGACCTGGCCCAAATGGAACTTTGTCTTATCCATATTCTTGATAGTTAACGGTTTAACTTGATAATACCCAGTCTCACCAACTCCCAGAAGCACTTCCGGGTGGCGCTGATGTCGGCCATGGCATCATGGGCATCCTCGAAGTCGCACCCGAAGAGTTTGTTGTGGAGTTCAATCAGTTTGGGCCACTTGTACCCACGGGCCGAGGGGATCTTGCAGAAATCCACGCTGGACTTCATGGTATCAACGACCGGCATCCCCTCGATATAGTCCTTTCCCCAGTGGCGCACCAGTTCGGAGCCTACCACATGAGTATCGTAGTCAACATTGTGTCCGACCAGGACATCGGCAATCCGTGCCTGTCCGAGGAAGGCGTACACGACCTTCTTTGCCGGAAGTCCCTTCTCGGTGGCCACCTCGGTCGTGATGCCATGCACGTTGCTCGCCGCCTCCGGGATCACGAATCCTTCCGGCCTGACGATGAGGTTTCCCTTTGATATCACTCCCTGCTTGTCATCCTCCAGGATGTATCCGAGTTGCACCAGTCGTGCGGCACCCCAGTTGTCGAGGTCGGTAGTGGGCGCCGAGTAGTTCTTCGGAAGCCCTGTTGTCTCTGTGTCGAAAAATAGGTACGTCATAATTCACTTCGTTTTGAATCGTCCCTCCCTGCAAGTTCCGTGCCAGAGTTGAAGTACCAGGAGGCGGTGATGTCCTTCACCTGGGCCACATCCTTTTTCGGAATCTTCCTGAGGGACTGGCCGACCGTCACGTATCGCCTGTTGCTGCTGTCCATAACTGCTGCCACCCATTCCTCCTGCTTCTTCATCTTCACCACGTACACGCGTTGCGCATACCTGAGCGGGACTCCGCTGATTGGACGGACATCGCGGATCGCCCTCGAAACAGTTCCGGGAGTGACGTTGAGGAAGGCTGCTGCTTCCTCCAGATTCTCAAAGACGTGACCTGGGGCCACAATTACCTGTTTTGCCATGCGCCTAATTTTGCGTTTTTCCGCCTGCAAATTTAGGGCCAATTCTGGACGATTCCAAGCGGCAGATTCCGAAAACGTACCGAAAACGGCACGAAAATGACAAAAAGTTTCCTATTCGGTATAAAACTACATTCCGTAAGTCGCTGATAATCAAGGGCGGAATAGGCCCGATGAAAAAATGTAAAAAATTTCCCTATATATACCCCAGAATTCACACATTTACCCCCTCTCCAGATAAGCACCTATTTCCTAACTTGTATAATACTACATTTCTTCATTGAGCGGGTCAAGTATATGATAAATAAATAGATAAAGGTCGGGTGGGGTGGTGTAGTTCTATACAACCCAAGAAAAAACATTCATCCGTGCCTGTTTTGGTACAGCTAGGGGCCTTATAATGCAAAAAGCGTGCCAGGCTCAGAAAAAAAATAAAAAAAATAAACGATAGTCCCATGTGGGTGCGCCCCTTTTTTGCCTCAAAACCCCCGTAACCCCTTGAAAATCAATTAGTTATGTATCTGCGACGGTCGTAGTAACTTTTTTACGCCCTTTGTAAGTGCTTGATTATCAAATAGTTGCGAGTTCTTAAAATTTTTTAAGAAGTGCTGCCATTTTGTCAGTTTTCTGCCATATTGTCAGGTTCCTGCCATTTTGTCAGTGTTAGTAAATGGGTGTGCCAAACTTACAAATTATAATCAATATGTTAGATTTTAGTTATAATATGTAATTATATGTTAGATTTTTCTTTCAAAGTGTAAGATTTGCGCTATTTTTGGCATATTGTGCCGTTTGTGGCACGCCGTTTGCATTTATAGCAGTGACGGCGGGCAAGAGAGGCCCCCGGGGGGATTCTCCCCCACATATAGCCCCCATTCAGGGGGGGGCGTTATCTGAGGACGCCAAAAATAGGTCTTTGAAAAGTCTGGAACGAGCCGAACGGAAAGGGTGATACCTGGTTTTGAGGCGAAGTGTACCCGAACGGGGCGAGCGAAATGCTCTTTTGCTATGGGCGAATGCCTTTAGGCACTTTCTCAAAATTTGGGAAGTCAGTGCACCACGGACCGACAAAAACGGCTTACAATAAGCCCGGGAGGGCGAACGCGGGGAGAGCGACCGCGCAAAAACAACGCCTGAACGGCCCCGGGGGTGCATTTGGTGCAGCGGTGAGCGAGTGACACGCTCACGGGGGCCGGAAAAAGCGGTAAAATGAACGGCTTACGACGTCTAAAAGTGGGTTTCGCAGCAGCATTTGAACGGCTTCAAGTGTGCAAAGCAATTAGGCGTGAACGGCTTCAAATTCAGTGGTTTGGTTCGACTCCGAACGGCTGAACAAATCAAATAATTTAGTAACTATAAACAATTAACAATTAAACATTTACAATTATGGCAAAGATTCAGTTTACCTCCGCTTCTGTTAAGGATTTCAAGGCTTTTATCAACGCCGAGCACAAAAGTTTGTCTTCCTGCATGCGCACGCTCCGCGAGAATTGGGGCAAATCCGAACTGCAAAAGGTAGCCCGCAAAGATGGCCTTACGTTCAAGGACGTAACGCCCGCGTACCTCGTGCAGTGGCTTGACGGCTCGAACTACTGCCAGAACGGCGTATTAGGTCGCATGGTCAAGAACGCCGAAACGGGCGAAAAGGAATTCCGTGCATGGGACACATGGACCCCCGGGCGCGTGCTTGACTACCTCCGCCGGGCGAGCGCTGCCCATTGGAAGGCTATCAATAGCAAGTAAACTCGACTAAGCGAGGATAAAAAGGCTTTAGGCTTAGTGCGTGCTCTGGGCTGGGTAACTATACCCGGCCCGGGGCGGTAGCAAATATGTACAATCATGAGCAAAACTTACACACAATTTGACTGGGCGAGTGACCGGATGGCACGCGTTCAGTGGGCCGACGAGGAAGAACGGCTTTTGAACGAGATTGACGGACGGATGAGGCGGAGGGACAAACGGCAGAAACGGATGAACCACAAGAACGGGAGGGCCTGGGCATGACTGCAACGACCATCAGGCAGGTGAAGAAGGGCGACTTTTTCCGCCTGACGAACAACGAGAATGCCCCGCTGTGGGTGCGTGGGTACTATTACGCCCCGGACAAGGTGTACGAGTGCTACAAGTACGATGACGTGAACCACGAGGCATTTTACAAGGGAACAAAGAAAGTATTTATCGAACCATGAAAAAGATTTTAGCAAAGGCGATTTACGCCGTATTCGGCAAGAGCATCGAGGCCGAGCGCAGGCAATGGAAACGGCATTGCGTGGAGATGCAGAACGCGTTGAACGAGGAGCACCACAAGCGCTTTGGCTGGTATGTGAGTGCCCCGGATCATCGGCTGATAGTAGAAAAACAGGGCGTTGTGCTCTGGTAGTTATAAACCATCTAAAAACAAAGTATCATGAAAAAGATTGACAGCAAGTACCTTGAAAGCATCAACAAGGACTATTCGTACTATTACATTCCGAAGAGCGAGATTGCTCTGGGCGACCTCGTGGAGATGGTGAAGGCGGGCGAGGTTGAGAGCGTGCGCACCTTTAGCGAGGACAGATGGCAGGTGCAGGTGAGCACCGAAAAGGTGGAGGCGTAGGGTATGGCACGAATCGAAGTGAGCACCGGTCGTGGTTTTGTCCTGGCCGGTGTTGCTTATGGCAAAGCGACCATGAGCAGCCTGGGCAACCGTCGTAGGATTGGTCCCAAGAGTGCGACGCCTAAGAGTTACCGGGAGGTGGGCGGATTCGTATGCCCGGAGTTTGCACACGGCTGGCAGAGCGGGTGCGTGAAGGTGTACGCGGTGAAGGGTGAGTACCGGTGCAGTTTCTATTTGGACGGGTGTTTCAAACCGTACTATGCAAAGATTGAGTTTCACAACTAACTGAAAGAAAGATGGCACATGATATTGACGACGACACCTATTTTGGTGGAGGCATGCCGGACGACTATAAGTACGATGGCGACGAAGAACCGGAAGAGTACGAGGACGATTATACGGAGGATGATTTTTTAGAGGCTGAGAGCAACCAGGCAGAAACGTTATATTTTAACAGTTAAGACTATGGGACGCCAAGCAATGAAACAACTGGCTTTGATGGGCGCAATGATGCTCGCAGAGTCCCAGCATTATTTCGATTCGGGCCGAGGCAGAGTGATTGAGAATAAAGAAAGCCCGGAGGATAGGGCGCGTCGTGAGCGATGCGAACAGATGGCCATTGAGAAGGCCAAAGCGAAACGAGAAAGAAAGGCTGCAAAGAGGCGTAAGGATAACAAATAACTAAAAGAAAGATGGAATACGTAAAGCAACACAGCATTTGCCTGAGCGAGGTTTTCCCGAGCAAGCAGGCCCTGGACGCGCACGAGGTTGAATGCGCAAAGTACAAGAGTGAATTTGAACTCATCAAGGCGGCCATGAGGCTGAAAACCCTCCCGGTCCGTGGCGGGTTCGGTTCATTCGTCCCGTATCTGCAACATGTGCGCCTGGACGCGCTGAATGCAAGCGACTATCCAAACGGGATTGCAGAGAATTCTATTTATGTGGACCTCAAGATAGACATGAAAGAACATAAGTTCGAGGTGTCGAGTTGTGGTCACATTTGGCTGACCGATGCAGACCAAAAGAAATCATACCTGTGCATGTGCTCCATGCGTAAGGCGGTCGAGCGGATGGGTGGCAAGTGGATGCGCAAGAGCAAGTTCAAGGATTCCGAGGACCTTGCGAAGAAGGTGCGTGACTTCTGGACGCAGGCGATGGAATGCGTCAGGCAGGCCACTGGCGGTTATCCGTACAAACAAATGATAGTAAACATCTACTGATATGGAAAAATTCAGGGACAGCAAGTGGGGACGTGTCGATGAGTTCGAGATTGTGGACACGTTCCCTCCCGGGTATGTGGTATGGAATATCGGCAGGCATAATTTCCCGCATGAAGGATATATTCCACTGGCCAAGCCGGATCCGAATCGTGAATTTGGAATCCTGCTTGAGGACATGAAGGCGCTCAAGTGCAAGGATGAGGGCGAGGCACTTTATATCTTGAAGCGTGCAAGTAATGGTGATTATCCAAAGACGAGACGGTCCGACGGAATCAACTGGATTATATTTAACGAATTGACAAGAGAATATGAAAAAGTTTGCAATGGTTCTCGTCCGTAAGAGTGACGGGCGGATTATTGGTATCGAGGATTATTTCTCGACCGAAAAAGAAGTAAAGGACTTTCTGAAAGCGGTACAAGAAACCGTCGCTCCGAGGATTGAAAGCGGAGAGGTGAAGGCGAGCGGGTACACGCACGAATACCGCGAGGTGCAGCAGCACTTCTACATGATTCCTTCTGTTGTTAATGACGTTGTGACCGGAGGCCCGATGGAGACCAAAGGACACACGACACTGACCGAGATAGACGAGAAGATGGCGAAGGATTTGTGGCTCCAAGGTAAAAGCATCATCATCCATGCAAGGGCGCTGCCTGAGCCGGTCGATGACTTGGAGCAGAACGTGAAAAACCTTAGGGCTGGAGCCGGAACGATGTTCCACAGCATGAGCAGGTATCCGGAGAACAGCCTGCGTCACACCTATGACGAGATATGGGAAATTGACAAGTACAATTTTAAGCACCAGTATGGTGAAATACACTTTGTGATATGAAACAACAAATCTACAAAATCCGGCTTGAGGTCAACGACCACGGCTGGCACGATGGCTACTATTCTTTCAAGAATGTAGCCGATGCGGTTAAGCACATGAGACGGGTGGTTGCGAAACTGATTATGGATGCAAGGCGTGACGGTGAGGAAGTGAAACTCTTGAAGGTGTTTCGTGATAGCGTCACCTGGGCTGGTCCCGGTTTGGATAGCCAGACCATCAACGTGCGCATAGGGGCGGACTTCTTTGAGTATAGAGTTTTCGCCTACGACTTGTATAGCGAAGGTGAAATGCCAAACAATCTAAATTATTGAGCCATGGAGCAAGTAATACAGGAATTGAAGGACCGCCGGTTGGATGCCGGTGTGACCTTGGGCGAGTTGGCCCGCAGGATGGGTGCTGAGCGTGCCCGCTTGAGTGAGATAGAGAACGGTCGTGGCGGTCTGACTTTGAAGATGATGTACAGATGGGCGGAGGCGCTGGGGCTGCGTGTAACGATTAAGTTTGAGTAACATGGAAGAGAAATTAAAGGAACTCAGGGCGATCGTAGAGCAGTATGGAAAGTATTTCACGGACGATTTAAGGGAAATGCTTGGATGCGATGACGCCGAAAAGGGCCTGGACTTTTTCAACAATGGCGGGCTGAGTTATTACGATGAGCGGAATGACCAGTCGGTAGCAATTTGGGCCGTGTATGTGACTGAGGGCGGAAAAATGGAGGTTGCCTTCATCTGGAACTACGGAAAAGACGAGGGCTGGGTGGATGATGCGGAATTCAACATTGACAGGTTTGGGGCTTTCGTCGAATGGGAGATTGAGAAAATAATCAATAGAGCAAAAGAGATATGGCAAAATTAAGAGATGCGACCAGGTGGCGTGCGTTGCGTGACTTGATTTCGGAAGAGATTGAGTCGGCGATGTACGGATGCTACGAGCCGGACGAGGTTCCGAATGAAATATCCTTGGCCATCAGTCCTGATTTGGATGAGGTTCACTGCCTGGTGGACCCGTCCAGTATGGAGGTGATGGATTTCATTGAGCAGCACGAAGGGTGGCACATAGAGGGTGCAACCACCATCGAGGATGCCATTGACAAAGCGGATTTATACTTTGACTTGAGATAGTATGACACCACATTTTTACATCGTTAGGAAAGTCGTTGGTGACAGAGTTCATTCAACGTACTTTGAATCTTGGTGCAATGCCGAGAAGTGCATGTTGCAGGACGTGGACGCCGGTCGGAAGGTGGGGTTGTGGGGTGAGATAAAGACCGACCGGAGATTTCTTCCTGCGAAAGGAATTGAAGAATATACCATGAGCGGAGTGACGCGGAGTGGTGAGAAAGTATCATGGAGCATTTTGGATGGCTACATGAGTGACCACATGGTAAACCCTAATTACAAATACGACAATGAGAAAGACATCTGACATTTGGCCCCTTTGGATGGGCATCCGAGGGTTCCGTTTCGTCTATCATGGCGACTGGAGCGACCCAGAGGTTGTGTGGCATGGCTATGTTATGAATGCTCACGCCCTGCAAGATGAGATGTGGGCCTTATATGAGGACCGATGCAAGGAGGCAGGCACGCAGCCCGATGATGATAAGTTCGTCCAGTTCTGCAAGGACAACGTTGAGGATCTGCGCGAGTATGCACAGATGCTCATTGACAATGGCGATGCCCGCAGGTTCACCGGGGCGCTGCGCTATCGTACAGACTGGTTCTCCAAGGGAGCGCCAGTATTAAGAGCGATTCCGGCATGACAAGAATAAAGTATCAGGGGAAGAAGTTCAAGGAACTTTGCCTGAAACTGGTACGAACATGTTAAAAGTAACGGAATGGCTATTTTAGTAAGCATAGATAACAAATACTATTGTGATGATTATGAATAAGACACAGGAACAGAAAGTAAGAATACCCTGCCTCGAAATCGGAGGCGCCAACCACATCGAACTTGACGTGCATTACCAGAAAGGTGAGGCATGGTCCAACCTTTACAAGAAGAGGGGCTACTACCTCTCCATCCGTCCAATCAACATCACCCCGATGCACTTCAAGGATGGCGACATGGATATGATTAGTTTCGGTGGTGCTGATCGTGGGAGCACGACCTTCTTCCTTGAGGGTGCTGAGCGCAAGAGTGCCAAGCGCCTCAACGAATTCGTAGAGAAAGTGAGGGCCAATGCCAAGGAGATTGCAGCGGCCTTCGTATGTCAGGACTTCAATTCCATTTGGGCCTATGTGTAAGTATCTGATTCGCCTGGGCACTCCTTTCACTGACCCAGATGGCAAGATGACGGAGGTCGAATTGGACCCGTCCAAGGAGGAGATAGAGAAGACCTGCATCGGTCTTATCTGGCTCGATAAGCGCGACCCTCGCTATCCAGCCCGCAGGCTCCTCCATCCTGTGCCGAGTATGGCACAATAATTGCAGTAGCATAACAACAAAAACTTACAAGAATATGAAACAGACAAGCATCAACAAACTTTCCGAGGTTTACAACGCCCTCCGCGACCCGGAGAATGCAAGAATCAGTAATGAGCAGGCCGCTGAGATGATTCAGCAGGTCATCCGCGCCGAGGCTATGACACCGGCCAAGGTTGGCAAGTTCAATATCTACAACTACGTGGCCAACGATGAGATTCGTCCTGCAATGAACGGAGTCTTCCACGACCGAGGAAACAAGGTTGCATCCGATGCTCACATCCTGATTGCCATCAAGGAGGACTATCCGGCAGAGTATGAGGGTGCCGTGCTGCTCAAGGACGGCAGTTACGTGGAGTCACAGGAGACCGTTTGGGATGCCGAAAACAATAAGAGTGTGACCATACAGCACCGGACGTCATGGGTTGACAAGGAAGGCCACAACCATCCCATCTATCCCAAGTGGGAGTCCGTGATTCCCAATGTGAGCGCAGGCGGTTATCGTCCTTACAAGTTCGACCGCGAGAAGTTCTACTCGTGGGTTGACGAAAAGCGGACGGCATACAAGGCTGAGACCGGCAAGGGTATCAAGTGGAGTCCCAACTGGCTGTGCAAGGTCGGTCCTTGTGGGTTCAAGGCCGAGTGGTTCGCCAGGTTCATCGAGGCTATGGACTTCATCGGCGCGACGGAGGTTTACCTTCACGAGGACGGGCGCCATGCAGCGCTCGTGCAGGGCGACAAGGGCCAGTGCATTCTCATGCCGGTCCTGATTGAAGATAGATATGAATCTGTAACACTTTAATAACATGAAAGCAAAAGAACTTTTGAAACTGGTGTTCGCCGATGCTGATTTGGCTGCTTACGGTGACATCGTGACGATTAGCGCCGACATGAGCATTACGCACTGGTTCGGTGAGAGTGCCAAGTTGGTGGCCGGTTCCATCCGGATTGATGATTATGATTCCGACTACCTCGCAATCTATGAGAGTGTGGACCGCACCTACGGATTCGTCGAGAAGCACCCGGCAGATGCCGTGGTCCGGACTGACGATGACAAAATCTATCTGTGGAGGATTGAGGATGGAGACGTTGATTAACATCGTTGTGGCCGTGGGTGCAGTGTTCCTCATCCTGTGCCTGCTGGCCACGTCCATCATGGACATGTACGAGTTTCGGACGGGAGAGTCGTGGGAGGAAAGGGTGAAACGCTTAAAATCTCAGGATAATGAACAAGGAAAGGCTTAGAAAGATTGACAACTGCATCGACACGCTCAAGACGTGCATCGAGGAGGAACAGAAGTTCTACGACAGCCATTCGGACGCGTGGCAGGAGGATGAGAAGGGAGAGAACTCGTCCGATTGGATAGACGCCATGCAGGAGGCGGTTGACGCTCTGGAGGGCGCGGACCGGCTATGAAACTTTTGAAGTTCGGAGGGTTCGTCCTTGAGGACGGCCCTCATGGATACCAGTGCAACGTGCGGGGTGATGTGAAACACTTCGTCAGCGTGATGTCATGGGTTGACTACGTAATCATGTTAACAGGTACAAAGTATGAAGGCAGAAGAACTCATCCAGTTGCTCCAGGAGCACAAGGATGCAAACGTCGTGGTCTGCGACGTTAAATGGCAGACCTGCGGGATCAGCGGTGCCCGCTACGATGACAAGTACAACCGCATCATGTTGGACTTTATGGAGGAAATGTTATGAAAAGAATGAAAGTAAAGGACCTTGAGGCTTTCCTGGCCGGGTTCAAGGATAAGAATGCCGCCCTTGTTATCGTGGACACGGACGGGGCTGAGTTGGCAGTGACGAACATCATCGAGACCCAGGGCAATTCGCTTGGGTTTGAGACACAGCAGGAGTTCCCGGACGCTTGGTTCGATGAGCACGGAAATGAGGTTATCTGGGACCTTGACTGGACCAAGGAGATTGAGCGCTCTACCTTTGCGGAGGAGTATGAACTTGAGGTTCAGAAACCCGGCCTGATTGATGCCACTATGGTTGTCAACTTCCGTATCTATGACGGCTTTGCGGTAAGTGACAAGGCTGGCATTATGATGACGTACCCGAAGACTGCGGACCTTACTCCGGAGCAGATAGACGAAATCAACACTTATGTTGGTGGCGCCGTTGCGGACTCCAAGACTGTCCTTCCTCGTGACGTGGCTGTTAAATATGGCGAACTTCGCCACCTCCTTACAGTTATGGACACCACCAACTCGCATGATCAGGGCCTGGTGGATGCAATCAACGTGGCGTGGACACTCGGAAGCGACCGGTTCCGCACCATCCTCATCGCCCTCTATGATAGGGACCTCGATGAAATCTTCAATTCCCCTGCATTTCTTTGCGGTTGGTACGATAATGATGAGGCGTTCTCTGACCTGCAAACAAACTGGCAAGAACATGCCTATAACTACCTGATGCACATCGCAGACAATCAGGACCTCGAAACAATCCTTAAATTCGTCAAGAAATGAACGCAAGAGAAAAGATGACCGAGGCCAAGCGCCTCCTCATGGAAGTCAAGAACAGCGGCTACTGGCCCTTCGCCAGCCCGGCCCCGTGCTCCACTGAGCGTAAGATCAAGGAGAACATGAATGCAGCCATAGAGAGGATAGACAATGCTATCTTCTGGCACGACGAGATGTTCGGCAAGGGCCGGGACGATATGTCCGCACCCTGCTCGGTAATTGAACAGGTTAAATAGTGCTCACTTTGGCACGATATTTGCAATAATACAATCACACACACAAACTTACAAAATCATGGAACAGAAAGTTAAACTTGTCAGCCTCGGCCTGACGGAAAAGGAAGCCGAGAATGTTATCACCCTCAAGGAAGAAATGCTCAAGCGGGCCGTTAAGTTCTCCTTCAAGAAGAAGGACGGGACGGTTCGTGAGGCCGTGGGCACCCTCCGCCGTGACCTTATGAAACTCAAGGACGGGAGCCTGTGGACGCCCAAGGGAGACCCTAAGCCGGAGGACCTGACCAAGGTCGATTACTTCGACATCGAGGCCCAGTGGTGGCGCCAGTTCGCAGTTGCCAACCTCGTCAGTGTGGAGGGATAGCCATGGCGAAAGAACTTATCGTTTATGCTGTGATTCTCACATACGAGGATTACAGCCAAGACCTCGACAACATTTATCCAACCGAGGAAAGCGCAAAAAGGCACGCGCAGAAACTCCTGTCCCACAAAGATGTAATTGAGGTGCAGGTTGATGAGAACACCGTGACGGAGGAGTATGGCCGTGGATGGAAGAAGACGGTGTATCGTGAAACGAAACAAGCACTGGGATAGCCATGACACTCAACATCACACCTGAGCAGGAGCAGATCATCATTGACGCCCTGCGTGACCGCATCGGAAAACTCTACGACATGTCGGAGCAGTACAAGAGCACAAACTTCACGGAGTGCCAGAAAGACTGCCTCGATGAGAAAAAGAAAGTTCAGGAACTTTTAGACACCTTCATAAAGAAATGATTAACACCATCACAACCATCCAAGAAATTACCCTGCAAGCCTACGACTTCGGTATCTACCGCAGGCTCCAGGACGAGAAAGACATGTCCCGCGACCAGATATTCAATCTGTTCGAGGAGTGGGGCAAGGAGTTCGAGAAAGAGCATGAGGGCCACGAGTGGAGCGGAGACTACTACAACGAGATTGATACCTTCATCATGACCAAAAATGACGCCCTATGAGACAGGAACTTCAAGAAAGGCTGAGAAGGCTGGAGCCTTACCTGCCGCTGAGTTGGGACTACAAGGACCTGCTCGATATCGCCCAGGCGCAGACCGGCAAGGACCGGGACACGCTGCGGGATATGTACGGAAACTTTTCATACGGCCAGTGGGCCAGGGTTATAAACTTCTGCTGATATGATTGAACTCAACGTACCGTGGAAAGACTATCTCGCCATCCTGGACCGCCGGGACGAGATTGAAAGGCTGACAGAGAACACGGACCACAGCGATCCGGTGCAGCACAAGCGGTGGTGCGAACTCTGGGACGAGAGACATGCGCTTGATGATAAGATGGAGGAGATGCAAAAGCATGTTATTCCAGAGGTCGGGGCCACCGGCACTATGAGGTGGTTTTCGGACAGCAGCAGGGCCAAGGTGACGAAGGTTATCTCCCCCAAGAAGATTGAGGTCACGGCCTGCGGGCTTTACCACTGCACCAAGATTTACACATTCCGTCGTAACGGCCATTGGATTGAGGAGGGCAGCACGACACGTGACTGGTCCACTCTCTTCTACTGGGGCCGGGGCCATGACAACTACGACATGGAGTATTAGGGGGCTGGAGCCTGACCGCTCCTTCCCTCTCCAAAAACCTTAATTCTATAACATTATGAGCATTATTGAAAAAATCAACGCTGCTCTTGACAAGCACTTCAAGAGCAACAAAGGTAACGTCCAGGCGGACATTGCCTATCCTTGGTGTGACGATAAGATCCGGCTGGACATGAAGCGCCGGCCCAGGGTTGACGTGCGCCACATCTGCGTGTTCATCTTCCGGCAGAACCCTGACGTCCAGATGATTCTCATTGACACCTGGATTTTCACCCGTGAGACTATCAACCGTGCGGGCAACCGCTTCAAAATCTAATGGCCATGGATAAGAAAAGATTCTACAACATGATTCACGACTGCATCATTTCCGAGCAGGACGTGCTCAATGACTTGCAGAAACTCGTTGACAAGGGCGCCCTCTCCGACGAGGAGATCGAGAAGATGCCAGACAACTATCTTCCCATCTACGCCATCATGGCGGCTATCTATGAGAAGCACGTGGGCTGGTTCACAACCGGCTCCACTGAGCCTAAGACCAACAGGGCCACGCGCCGCAAGTGTAACTTCTATAAAGGACTTCTGTAATGGACTACAAGGAAAGATTCATCGCCCTCCTCAAGAAGATGGAGCGCGACGGTATGGGCGGAGCAATAACCTGCATGATTGCGGAGGGACTTGCTGAGGTTGACAATACGCATACTCTCAGTAAATCCGCGATTTTCCACATAGACAGGAGCATCCACCCGGATGGCACACTTCATGCCCAGATGGTTGACACGGTAAACAAGAAGACGCATGTTGTCCTCAACTGGGACGGACGTAAATTGGAGAGCGTTGCTCTCTATGATGACAAAGGAAATCAACTTTCAAAAACGGATTATAATGGATAAAGTATATCTCATCGTTGACGAGAATAATGTGACCGTCAACGTCTTCGCTTCGCTTGGCCTGGCCATTGCGGATATCGAACTCAACAAGCAGCGCATCGTCAAGGAAAACCACGATCCGGAATCGACGCTCACCAACTTCATGTGGAATGGCCGTGATGGCAAGAAATACTCCCTGACCATCAAGGAGTGCCCCATCTGCACCAACCCGCAATCCGACTACATGTGCAAGCCCCGTGAGGTAAACGAAAAACTGTAAGACTATGGCAAACAAAGCATACATCAACACTATTCACGGGAGTATGTCCCGTGTCCTGTACAATATAGCAGACAGCGACACCATTGCGATCAAGACTGCGATGGGCGTCCGTAAGGTGGCCTTCTTCCTGAGTGGGTATCTCTGCCTTGCAAAGTGGAAGGAAGATGACAACTGCCTGACGGTCATCTGTGAGTCTAACAATACGGCAAGATTCAATCCGGATGAGTTCATCAAGGACTTCAAGGCCACGATGGAGGATCCGGAGGTGAATGTGAGGGCCGAGTGGCACGAGAACACCAGGTATCAAATCGAGGTGGACTTTTATTTCTCACGGGAGGAAAAGTAATGTACATCTTAGTATTCATCATCTGCGGGCTGGCCTTCATCCCAGAGATATTCAACGAGAAAAGGTAATTTGGCATGTTTCTTGTAGTTATGCTGCTGGCGTATCTGGATGATATGCTGGCCCGTAGGAAATAAACACAGACATGGGAAAGAAGAAAGTAGAAATCAAGACCATCGAGGAGCGCAGGCCGTACATCCTCTGGCGCCGTGTTTCGACCAAGCACCAAGAGAAGACGGAACTCGGCCTTGAGGCCCAGGTATCCATCGCGAAGACCTTCATGGGTAAGGATCCGGTGGACATCTACACTGACGTCCATTCCGGTACGAAACTTAAAGAGTGCGTCGGTCTCTGGGAGGCCATCAAGCACTGCAAGGAAGAGGACTGCGTTTTGGTGATTGCCAAGAGCGACCGCTGCCGTAACGTATCCGAGGCGCTGGAGATTCTGGACGCAGTTGGGGAGCGGAACTTGATTTTCTGCGACCTTCCGTCCTGCGACCGCTTCATCCTCACGGTGATGTTCGCCATGTGGGAGCGCCAGGCCATCATGGGCCGCATCAACACGAAGGTAGCCCTCGATGAGCGCAAGAAGCAGATTGAGCGGGACGGCGGATTCTTCTCCAAGTCCGGCAACTGGTGTACGCACCTGGGCGGCAAGAAGGGCGATGACCTGTCGAAGGCCCGCGCTGCTGCTGCCGCTGTGGCCAACAAGAAATCTTCTGACTGGCGGGATTCGTCCCCGCTGTACTCCTGGGCACAAATCCAGTATTATAAGAAACGTTCAAGAAAGGAGATTCTGGAAGAGGCTGAGAAACTCTTCCAGAAGTCTCCTGAAATTTACTGCACCAGGCAGGGAAAGATGCTCACGAAAGGCATCCTTTCCGTCTGGGTGCGTGAGTGGCAAATGTCTTAAAACCAATACAATCATGAAAAAAGTTACCATTGAAATCCCGGAAGGGAAAGCACTGAAATTCAAGGACGGCGCCTACGTCCTGGTAGATGATAACATCATGGAGCGCATCAAGACCTTTGACGATGCGTGTCGCGAAGTGACCGGCAAGAGCGAAGAGGAGTGGCTGGCCGAGAACGAGACGGAGAACATGGACAAAGACGTCCTGGCCTACCTCAAGATGCGTATCATCGTTGCCGCCCTCAACGAAGGCTGGAAGCCCACGTTCAAGGAGGATGAGTATCGCTACTACCCTTACTACTACGCCTACACCAAGTCCGAGTGGGAGAGCCTGAGCGCATCCAGGCGGAAGGAACTGGAACCTTCGGTCTGCCTTGTCGGCGGTTGCTCGGATCGCGGGTCGATGTCGGGGCCGCTCTACGTGGACTCGCGCAGCGCCTGGTCGCTCGCGAGCTCGCACCTCGGCGCCCGCCTTGCATTCAAATCAGGGGAACTCGCCAGATACGCTGGCAAGCAGTTCTTTGACATCTTCAAGGACTTCTATTATGATGGAGTGCTTTGAAATCGAGGTCTCCCTAAAGGGGACCGTTAGAATGGAAGACCCCAAATGCCCCTCTTACTGGAGGGGCAGCGGGGTTTACGACATAGACGTGCCGGTCAGTGCCGAGGCTGAGGTGGTGATCTACCACAATGACCTGGAGGCCGTGAAGAAGATGCTGGAGGAGTACGGCTGGCCGGAACTTGAGTGGTCCGAGGTTTGCGGGATTGAGTTCGGGAAGGTTCACAGGACGCCGTGCGATGCCGAGGAGGTCGATACGATGGATGACGCGGTTGTCCGTGTGGTGAGCCAGACGGACCTGGAGGACAACGGACCGGACCCTGACGATTACTACGAGGAGCGCAGGCTGCGCGAAATGGAATGAGGGGGGGGGTAAATTGGTGCCCTAAGTGCTGGCACTGGAATAAAGACGAGAAGAAGTGCAAGGCTGAGGCCGGAGACTTCTGCAAGGTGTTAAACGATTATTTCGGGAGGAAAGACAATGGAAGTCAGAGTAAACAAGGGCGTATCTCACCCTATTGAGATTTTATCATGCGGCACCTCATCGTGCATCACGATCGAGGAGGCTGAGCAGGCCATGGAGAATCTCAGGCAAGCAATCTGCGTGGCTAAAAGGAAGTCAACCCCGTTCGAGGATGCTGTGAGAGATATGGCAAGCGAGGTCATGGGCTACGATTTTAGTAGCGAAGACGGCCTGCGGAACTGTGCCGGGCAACTGCTCCGCGTAGCATACAAGGATCTCCCGAGATGGAAGCCGGTTGGAACGGCTAACATCTTTGGGGAAATGTCGTTCACCGTGGTTAACGGTAAACTATTCAACAAGGATTACTACATAGAGTGCGAGGACCTGTTAAAACTCCCAAAGGAGGGTAAGGCATGAAAGCGACAGAACTTATGGTCGGGAACTGGGTGCTGATAAACGGCACTCCCCGCAAGATTCAGGCCGTAGATGGCGTTGATGACGAAATCATGGCCGACGATGAGTTATACACCCTCGCAGAAGACAGGTATCATTCGGAGGACAAGGTGGATGGCGTACCTATCACGCCCGAAATCTTGGAGAAGAACGGGTTTAGAAAACTTGTAACTTACGGCACCGAGAAATGGTTGTGCAACAATTTAAGATTGAACGTTTATAGTTCCGATGGGACATGGCGTTTTTGTGCCGACACAAACAGAAACGAAAACTCTGTAATATATATTCGTTTCGTCCATGAACTCCAGAACGCCCTCAGTTTGTGCGGGATCAAACATGACATCAAACTATAATAATTATGGCAAAGTATCTTTATTCAATGCGCGTCAAGAAGATTGTCCATTATGAGGAAATCATTGTATGCGTAAAGGCCGAGAATGAGGCTATTGCAAAGGAACTCGCAAAGGAGGAGGCCCAGTACCGAAACGTCACTGATGTTGACAAGGTGAAATACAAGGTTGGCGTTGTCAGTTACTCATCTAAACCGGTGGAGGAATAAACCATGTTAAAGAATAAATATGGCCTCCTCATAACCAATGAAGAATGTAATTTGATTGACGCTATAAACTGCGATAATGACTCTGGCAGGCATCTTCTCAGTAAAAGAAGCGAAGAATACTGGAACATGAGGGTTACTATGGAGAAGGCCAGGCTTGCGTGTCTCACCGGAAATGCGTCAGAGAAGGAAAAGCAGTTGGTGGAATACCAAAAACAGTCTTCTGATTATAGTTATTGGAAAAATTTGCCTGACGAGAAAAAATTGTTTTTTGAGATTGACTGATATGGCAAGAAAAAGTGTTACCCAGGTCGGAGGCGGCATAGTCCGCATCAAGATGACAGCGGATCCGGCGATTGATATTGACAGAGTTTATGATGCTGCAAACTACATGTCTGCGTTGGCAGACTATCTCATAGAGGAGTTGCAGGTGCGCAGCCAGGGTACCGACATCTTCATTGATGCAATGGACGTCCAAACGGAAGCGCGACGCCTGGTGAATTGCGCAGAGAAGATGCGTAATGATTACCTGAAAAAACATGGAGGGCCGTGGAATGGATAAAGTTATGAGCAAATACATTGACGCAGAAAAACTGAAAAGGCTTGTTGGTGAATTAAAGATGCGGGCCAAAAGAAACCGTTGCGATAGTTGGGGAATTGTCCCAGATGCATTGGAGGAAGTAGAAGGCTTTATTACTTCTCTCCAGCAGGAGCAGCCGGAATTTGTTAAAGAAATATGGCATAAGGTAAGCGAAGAGGCAAATCTGACAAGACCTGTTGTGCTTTCTGACGGAGATAAGTATATGAGTCCTCCATGTACATTTCCATTCAAGGACATGTCTGGATTCGTGAAGGCTATGAACAAGAAGTACAAGGCGGACTATACTATATGGGCCTACATGGATGATCTGCTCAATATCCCCTCTCTCCAGCAGGATCGACCGGATTCAGACTTGGAGAAAGCATCTCGGCATGTATATGAATCATGGAATGGCGGCACAATGGATGATGTTCGCCGGGATATGGCTGAACTCGGCAAGGTGCTTAACGCAAGGAAGAAATGATTATTGAACATAAAGGCAGGGAAACAATCGTCAAAAATGATGATATACCCCATAGGCTTGCTGATGCCCACTATTATCTTGGTATTGCAATGGCAACAGGGAATCGGAGAAGAAAAAGATATTGGCTCAAAAGAATAGAGGAACTTAACGCAAGAAAGGAGGATGCAGAATGACGATAATCAGAGACGAAAGGCCAGTGGCCAGAAAGAAACACATCTGCGCAATTTGCGGGCGTGATATTACGCCTGGCACAAGGTATTTCCATCAAGTCAATGACTACGATGGATTCTGTGACTTCAAGGCCCACTTGGAGTGCGCCCAATACGACCTGGACCGCCGAGACCCGTATGATGAAGGCTCGTGTCCGGATCAGACGGATTGCTGGCTTAACGATGACCTTCAAGACATCCTTGGAAGCAGAGAGGCCGTCAGGGATTTCCGAGAGACTCATGACACTTTCGAGTGTGTGAAATTTGTGCAGGAAAGGAGGTGATTCGTGAAGAAGGTTCACCGGAGCAGCCTGCTGAAAATGCACTGGACGTCAAAGAAAGGCAAGATGGTCCCGAAGGCTCAGTTTAAGACCTTGGAGGATGCTTTGGCGTTCATGGACAAGAAAGGTATTAACAAAAACGTGTACCATCCCTACGTCTGCCCTGACTGCGGGATGTGGCATATAGGGCATAGTAAGCATTAACCTGGCGAAAGCCTAAAAGAGATAATTTATGAAACCTATATTAGATGCCTGCTGTGGCGGGAAGATGTTCTACTTTGATAAGAATGATCCGAGAGTACTTTTCCAGGACATCCGCTCATTCAAGGATAAGGACATCTACAAAGGCCGAACCTTCTCCGTTGAGCCGGACGTGGTTGCCGACTTCACTTCGATGCCACATCCAGACAACACCTTCAAGATGGTCGTTTTTGATCCGCCGCACCTTAAATACACCTCCGAGAAGGAGACAAAAGGCTGGCAAATGGAGAAATACGGCTGGCTTCCGAGAGGGCAATGGAAGGAAGTTCTGACAAAGGGTTTTGCCGAATGCTTCCGCGTCCTGGTACCTGGCGGCTTCCTCATCTTCAAGTGGAACGAGACCGACATTAAAGTGTCCGAGATTCTGAAACTCACTCCGGAGAAGCCGGTGTTCGGCCATATCTCCGGCAAGAGAGCAAACACGCATTGGATTTGTTTTATGAAACACGAATAGTATGGAACAGATGAAACACCAGGACGGCTTCTCTCCGTCAGCGGAAGACACCGCAAAATTGAACGAAATGGTAACATGGCTCACTGAGCACGGCTACAAGGGAATGATGTTCATCCACAACAAGGATGGCGTTGGCATATCCTGGGTGATGGAGGATTCCGGGGCCGAGGCTATCCGCCACGACCTCATCAACGCGCTCGGCCATATCTGCAAAGAGGACGTGGACACCGCGAAGGACCTTGCCAATGGCATAATTCTTGCAGCGACGCAACTTCAAAACTGATCGTTATGGCCTGGTATTGGATAGTTCTCATTGTGATTGGCTACATATTCATAGCCATAGTCACTGGCATCCTTTATGGCGTTGTCCTTGACGAGGAGACGGACATGTGTACCATCGCCGGTGCTTTCTGGCCGATTATGTTGCCAATCCTTATACTTATGCTCCCCTTCATGCTTATCCACGCAATTTTGGATTGGATTCTATGAAAGAGTATCTGCAAAAAGAGTGGCGTTACAACGTGGCTCCGAAATATCAGCACCTGTTCGATCAGTGGTTCCAAAACCTGACCGAGCAGCAGAAGTTATACTTCCAGGCGTACTCGCTTGGGCAAAAATCACCATTTTAACCATGGAACGTATTACAGAAATTAAGCAGTTGAAGCCTGGTGACAAGATCTGGACGATTAACACGTTCACCGGCAATGCGGACATCATTGAGTTTGTCTGCGAGCATCCGCACAACTCTGAGTATTCCATCTTCATGGATGAGAAGTATGATGGGATGCCGAAGTTCTACAACAAGCATCTTGCTGATGCAGAATACTATCGCTACGACGCGAGCAAGGAGTGCTGGAACAGCATCTACGAGGCTGAGATAGCATGGCACAAGCGCCGTATCGGCCACCTTAAGGAGAGGATGCGTCATGAGTGAGTCAAACAAAATGTTTCTGCGCCGCCTTGAGGAAATGTGGGATAAGGAAAAACTGTACAATTTCGTTTCGGAGAATGTGAACTGGATGTACGAGGATTTACAGAGTCCGGACGAGATTAAGGGGTCTTTCCTAAATACATTCCACGACGAGTTGGTGAGCATAGCAAATGCTCTGGCGGGTCCGCTCGATGCTTACCAAAAGGCGCTTGAAAGAGCAATCCACCCGACGCTGATCATTAAGGGGCCGGTTGATCTTGCGACCTTGCAGAATGGCCTGGCGACACCAGGGCGTATAATGAGGCTTCCGGAAGGGTGCAAGGTGGAATGGGTTGAAAAGGCCTCACTTGAAGAAATAATGAATACGCCTGAATACAAAGAGGCGATGAAAGAAATAGAAAAGGAGATTTTCAATAATGCAAGAATCGAGTTTGAGCAGCGAAATCAAGCCCCTGGACGAGAAGATGGCCCAGGAACTTGCTGACGCTTTCGCCAAGTGCTTAGAGAGCACGGAGGAAATCAGCGGCATGTTTGAGCACATATTTCAGTTGGCAATGAAGGAGGCCGTTATGTCCTCTGCAAATACCGTCATGAAGTATGCCACAAGGGCAGTCAAGGCTACGTTCCTTACCAGGTGGTACTGGGACAGGAAGGCCCGCAAGGCATACAATAATTTCTTCGACATGTGTGAGTATGTTAAAAACGAAATAAGCAAGTCTGGCATGAAACTTGCAGGAACATCATAAAATTCGCACCAACCTATGCTCATATCGGTGATTATACCCTGCTATAATGCAGAAGAATATGTGGCTATGGCCATCCGATCCGTCCAGATGCAGACATTCCGCAACTGGCGGCTCATTGTTGTTGACGATGGCTCCACGGACGGCTCCTGGTCCGCTATTGAACGCGCACTGGGTACGGATCCTCGATGCACCGGCATCAGGACCGATAATCATGGTGTGGCTGCTGCCAGGAATCTTGCGATTGACAGGGCCGGTGACGGGCTGATTGTTCCGCTCGATGCGGATGACTGGCTTTACCCGGATGCCCTGTATGAGTTTGCCATGGCGTTCTCTCACATCCCCGGCCTGAGGCTGGCCGTCCCGCAGGATCACAGGAAGGGTGAGGGAATTGACAAGATCGTGGCGCACACCTGGCACGGGTACGAATCCCTGCTGAAACGGAACTCCCTCACGAACACATGCTGTTTCCGTCGTTCCGACTGGTTCCGGGTGGGCGGTTACAGGGAAGGGACGTTGTACGAGGACTGGGAATTCTGGATTCGCCTCCTGGAAGGCGCGGAAAACGGCCAGATTTTCAATATCCCGAAGGTTTTGGTGGAATACACCATCCACAAGGACAGCCGCGTTCATGCGGCCTTAAAACGGCACAAAGAAGAGGTGGATATTATCAAACAATTAAATCCCAATATCTATGGCAAAAGAAAGGATTAACTTCAAAAAGGATTACAAACTTTTCGCCGCTTGCGAGAAGGCTGAATCCTCGACGGACGGCAACACTGAGCGCGTGTATTTCGAGCACGGTAATGCCTACGCAACCGACAGGCACATCATTATCAGGGTGCCCCTTACTTACTGCACTCCGTTCGATGACGAACAGATTGCTTCACTCAACGGCTTCTGCGTCCACGCGAAGATCCTCAAACTCATCTACGGCTTCGACGTCGTGACCATCGAAAAGACGCTCACCACTGAGGACGCCTACGACAACCTCCTGGAGGAGGCCGAGCCGGTCGTGTACATCAAGGCCGTGTACCAGGGCGAACAGGTGCGCTTCCGTCTGGAGCGGTCCGACAAGGAATTCGTGCAGAAGATTGAAGGGTTCCTGGCTACCGAGGACGGATGGAAGCCGCTCAACAAGGTGGGCATCAACACCGCGCTGCTCCACAAGATTTCCCAGGCGCTCAACATGGATAGCGTCCAGATGGACTTTACCCAGGCGGACGGGAAGATTTTCATCAAGTCTGTGATGGAGGAGGACCAGAAGGCCGGACCTTCCGCCATCATCATGCCCATCCAGACCGAGGCCACCCTTCCCGGTATGGAAGAGGAGCCGGAAGGAGAGTAGTTGAACCTGGGGCCGGTGGAACGGTAAATAGTGATTGCCTATGATACTTCCCGGGTAAGTTCCTCACAACCGGCCCCTTTATTTATCTGATATGGAGTTCACTATCAAAATCAAATACAACGTTGGTGACAAGGTTTGGATAATGAATAATGGTTATCCATCGAGAATGGTAATCAAGAAGATTCGTGTCCAGGGCGCAGAGATAGACGAGCACGGGGCAAATAACAACTTTGGACACGTTACGTATTATCTGGATGGGGTTGATAATTATGAGGGGTTCCATGAGGACCAACTTTGCGACACCTTCGACCAACTCCGTGACTATGTTTTTCCCGATTCACTGAGAGACCAATGAGTTACAAGGAATTCGTTAACCTGGTTGAGAAGATGCGCACGCATCAGCGCAATTTCTTTACGTTCCACAAGCAGTTTGACCTGGACGAATCGAAGCGCCTGGAGAAAATCGTGGACGCCGAGATAAAGAGCCAGAAAGAGGGAGGAGGGCTGTTCGATGGACAGTGATGTTACGCTTAGAAAATTTGCCGAGATGTTCGGAGACGAGGATTACCTGAAAATCAAGCGCGAACTTGAGGATGTCGGGAACCACCCGATCAGTCAGGACCTGATTACCGAGGACATCGAGAAATACAAGCGTGCAATGGAGGAGAAATACTCGCCTGAGCACGAAAATGTTGAGTACATGAAGGAGCAGCAGCGGCTTGCTCGCAAATTTAGGAGATAATGGCATGAAAATTGAAGAATGTACCGTAGGATTGAAGGTGAAAATCCCGGCCAATAGGGGGGGGTAAAACACCACTTCGCTTTCATTGATAGCCTCACGAGGGACGTATTTACGAACGCTCCGCTGGTTATCATCCGCGTCCTGGGAGAGGACAAGATCGTCCCGCCGGACGTACTGATTAAGATTAAGAGACCAAAAACCAAAATTAAAAAGAGTCATGTTTGAAAACATTCAGAATGCCTTCAATGGCATGTTCGGTAAGATTGCTCCCGGCATGTGTCGGCTTACCATGAACGGCAATGTGGCCGTCAAGTGCAGCAACGGGTACAAGTCCTACAACGTGAAGAAGGGGACGCTCACGAACGTCACCAACTTCTGCTTCAACATCGGTGACGAGATGTTTTTCGTCATCCCTACCAACAAGGTAGCCGTTGGTGACATCATCATCGTCGGTGACAAGCCCAAGTGCGTCACCGCCGTTGACAAGAAGATCATCACGGTCATCGACTACGAGAACAGTGAGGTGCGCCAGGTGGTGCCGGAGCGCCACGTGTTCATGGGCAGCACCTACTTCTACGGAAAGATTGTCTCCATGTTCGGTAACGCCTTCCAGGGCGGCAAGGGCATGGGCAACGTCATCAAGATGATGATGTTCTCTCAGATGATGGAAGGAGACAACGGAAAGAACAGCGGAATAGGTCAGATGATGGCCATGTCTATGTTTATGGGCGGCGGCAAGGAAAACCCCTTCGAGGGCATGTTTGATTTTTCCCTTGATGCTGCCGAGGAAGAAGAAACTGAAACCAAAGAAGAAGAATAATTATGGGACAGATTAACAGCACAGATTTCGAGCAGTACGCAAAGGAAAAGCCTGCTCAGGAAGAGACCAAGGAAGAACCCAAAGAAGAGAAGGAGGAGAAGTAGTATGGGAAGCGGAACCGTATCGCATAGTTCCATGCAGAACTATGCTCACACAATGGGCAGGACCTACGATTCCAAGACCGGTCGCACGACCGGCCAGGAGTTTGTGGCGAGGCATATTGATCCGTCGCTCAACCCGCGCAATTTCACCGTGCGCGAGTGTGTCAACAGTGAGGAGCATCCGAACACAATCCCCGTCATCCTCGGTCTGGACGTGACCGGCTCGATGGGCGAGGCTTGCAAGGAGACCGCAGCGGCCCTGGGCACGATTATCATGAACCTCTACAAGAAGTTCGATGATATCGAGTTCTGCATGATGGGCATCGGTGATCTGGCCTACGATGAAGCACCCATCCAGATGAGTCAGTTTGAAAGCGACATCCGTATCGCCGAATCCCTGGACAAAATCTTCATGGAGCACGGTGGCGGCGGAAACGGCTATGAGAGTTACACCGCAGCATGGTACATGGGCCTCACGCGCACGAAACTCGACTGCTTCGACAAGCAGGGCCGCAAGGGCATCATCATCACCATGGGAGACGAGCCGCTGAACCCGTATCTTCCCCAGCACGCCCTTAACAGTGCCATCAACGGTACGGAGGAGAGCGATGTTGAGACACCGGCCCTGTATGCCGAGGCTTCCAAGAAGTTCGACATCTTCCATATCGCCGTTGACAGCCCCCGTGACTGCTATCAGCGTTACAAGTATGCCGTGGACAACAGTTTCGGGCAGGCCCTCGGTGATCGTTACAAGGTAGCAACCATCGACTCCCTCGCGCAGGTTATCGAGGATTGCATCACGGAGTCCGTCCGTCAGTCAGGCGTTTCCCGGAAGACCGCAGACAACGAAGGTATTAAATGGTAGAGTATGAAAGCGAGAATAGTAATTGGCGCCAACTATGGCGATGAAGGAAAGGGGACGGTAGTCGCGTCCTATGTAAAAAAAGCAAAAGGAGGTGGCGTCCTTAACGTCCTGACCAACGGAGGCTCCCAACGTGGGCACTCTATCCTTACCAAGGATGGAAGCATTACGTTCCAGCATTTCGGATCCGGCACGTACCATGGTGCAGACAGTTACTATTCCCGCTTTTTCATTCTCAATCCCATGCAATTCGTGCAGGAGTATGAGGCGCTTATCGTGAAGCCCGCTTACATTTATCGTGACCGGGACTGCCTGTGGAGCACGCCTTACGACGTCATGGCCAACCTCATTTCAGAGGAGCAGCGCAAGCGCCAATGCTCCTGCGGCATGGGCATCTGGAATACCATCAAGCGGTATAAGTCCATTGGCATCACCTTCGACGAATTCATGTACCGGGAGGACCATGAGAGGCTGTCGTACCTTGGCCGCGTGAAGAACTATTACGAGAAGTCCATGGAGATTCCTTCGCACTGGAAGAAGACCTGGGACGATCTCAACATAGCATTCCACTTCATAAGCGACTGCGAGTTCATGTACGAGCACACATTTCCGTGCGACATCAGTTCACTGTCCTATGAAAACGTAATCTTCGAGAACGGTCAAGGCTTGCTGCTGTGCGATACGGGCAAGGATACGCCAGATACGACGCCATCGGATACCGGCATAACATACGCCCTGGAAATGGCGAAAAAGATGGGCATCCAGGACATCACCGCCCACTACGTGACACGACCGTACCTCACCAGGCACGGAGATGGACACCTGGCCGGTGAAGTCTCCAGGATCAGCATCGCCTCTACCGTCCAGGAGGACAGGACGAACCACTACAACAACAGCCAGGGTGCCTTCCGATACGGCATCCTGGACATCAATTCGCTGCGTGACAGAATCGTCAAGGACGCGAGGGGTATTCCGTTTGAGGTGGAAGTGACGCACTGCGACGAGATGGATAGGTTATCGGAATTCAGTAAAACATTTGGCCGGGTCAACGTGATAGACTCGCCATTGGTATAGAGAAAATGAGTCAAGGACTAATAATTTCAGAGAGTGAAGCCCAAATTGTAGGGTTTCAGTACATGGACAGACAAATCGGTCCGGAAGTTCACTTGCGGAGCGGTCGTGATATCACACTCCCGTTTAATAAGATGCCCATGCCTGGCGATCCGACAAAACTCGACAAGTATCGGTTTAAGAGAGTAAGAATAACCGTAGAAATTATCGACGATGAAACCGAAGACCGTTACGCGCCTTAGGGCGAAAATTGAGGAACCCGGCTATTACCGGGACCGTTGTTTTCAGATGGGTGAGTTGTCTGGAGTTTACGCCGCAGAGGCCCTTCTGATCCGCTACGGAGTTAACCGGAGCATCTGCCCCGGAGACGATGCCCGTGCGTGGCACAATTACAACAAGAAGTCGAACATGTACCGGGAGCGTGCTGCCTGGTACGCAAGAAAAGCGTTTTATGACGAAACAGGAGATTAAGGAATGGGCTGAGGAGACAGTTGCCCGCATCTTTCATTCACACAAGGAGAAGAAAGAAGAATACGTAGAAGTCTCGATTCACGGCTTCCTGGCCAAGGATAGGAACAAGAAGGAGAACTTTTTCAGGGAGGAACCGGCCCGTAACCGCGACGTTTGGTGGTCCCGTGAGAACCCGTTCCCTCATGGCAGGTGTTTCAATCCGTACAACAAACTGGAATTGCCGCACCGGGACATGTTTGGCGATGCCGTCAAATGGACGGATGAGCCGGTAGAATGTGATATCATCTTTAGAATCAAGAAGCCATGAGTATCAGGGAATTTTTCTTTGGGCGTAAGAAGATGAAGGCCGCGCCGGAAGACGATAAGACCATCTTCAAGGCGCTCGGAATGGTGTATGACGTGTGTCACGATGACATCGTGGAGTTGTCTTTCAACTTCCCGGAAGGCTCGATAATCCACACGCTACACCTTCCGGGCCACAACCTGAGAATCGGTGAGTTCGTTACAGTAGAGTATAGGAGGGGAAAATGATTGAAGCAACAGCAGACGCCTGGGCAAAAGCAACATTAAGCCCGGCTGACATGGAGGCCGTTGCTCTTGGCATTGTGGCCGACGTGGAACAGAATAACCCGTATCTGAGCGCGAAGGATAAGATGCTCCGTTGCGCCCGCCTCGGAATTATTTACAGAGACTATAAAGAACTGAGACATGAATAATCAATGGCACAACTTTAAGGAATACAATCCTCCGAAACCGGACGATAGTACCAGAAATTTTTACTACCTTTGTGAGGTCTCCGGCCTTGAATTTTGCCGCTACGTTGTGCTGATGTACGACTGCGACGGACGCTGGTGGATCTACGTTCCGAAGATAGCGGGAATATGGGAAGGTGGCTGGCTTGGCCTACCGGATGACATGCAGATACTGCGCTGGAAGTTTATTGAGAATGACTGAACAGGAGAAATTGCCGGATGAGGATATCATTGGCATCCTCACGAATACGGCCTACATAATGTCGCAGGCTACGGACCTGGTTCTGCGGGAGGCGGAACGGCGCCTGGCGAGAAGGGGTACGCCGATGTTCCATGAGACCAAGCAAAAGTTCAACCGTTGGACGGAAGCCGTCAAGAGGGCCTGCATCCTCAATGAGGACTTGACGCAGGACATCTACAAGCACGAATCTAAGCGCAATTACAAGGACGTGCAGATCTGGCAGGAACAGGAGAACGAAATGGCCCGACTTGCGCTGCTTTTCGCTGACATCTCGCCCTACGTGGACTACGTAAACGAGATATTCAAGCATCTCCGTTCCTTCAAGGGTGAGGGCATCGTGACGGAAGAGTTGCTGAGCAGATTCTATCTTAAAAAACTATAAGTTATGGAACAAGGAGATAAACCCAAAGTGAAGAAACCGGCCAAGATTTTCGTGAAACTGACCGGAACCTATGAGGCGTCCACGTTTGTCGGCTCCGCCTATGACCAGAAGCCCGAGGCCGCGGAAGGAGAGCCGGTCGTGGAGTATCTTTCCAAGCCCGCCATTATCCAGGGCTTAATGCGCCTTCTGCCGCAGTTTGAAAAGCAGGCCCACCGTAATGACGCAAACGGCATCCTCAAGAAGAAAATGCGTGACCAGAAGGATGCTGTCGAGGCCGTCATCAAGCAAATTGCCATGATGTAATGAAGCCGGAAGAATTTCAACTTGGAGACCTAATTCTTGCTCCGTACTACGGCAAGATGGTCGTATCCCGTATCGTCAGTCTCACGATGGACCGGCTCATGTACGAGCCTCTTAACCCCGGGCCGCACAAGCCAGGTCCATACGTGAGCAACGGCGAGAATGTTGCCCCGATTCCGCTTTCAGAGGAGGGCCTTGGCATGGAGTTCCCCACGCCGGAGATTATTGCCTGGTGGCCCTGCGAATACCCGTCCAAGGTTCCGTACTTCCATATCGAATATGCGAAGGACAATACAAACGTGTCGATTGATATCAACTACGTACACGAGTTGCAGCACATCCTGCGCGATTGCAAAATCCAGCACAGTCTATGAACATAGGAAACGTATTCAAGAAATTCCGGGAGGGCAAGGGTATCACCCAGCGCTCCATGGCCAAGGCGCTCGGAATCACTCCGACGGCGCTCTACAAAATCGAATCAGGAAGGAACTGTCCGAAGCAGAAGACCATTGAAGCCTTCCAGATGATCTCCGGTTATCCGACGGCTCGAATCTACATCGAAGCGCTCGGGCCGGAAGACTACTCATGACGGCAGTAAGGGCAGGAGAAGACGCAGACAGCATCTGCCACCTTCCGCGATATTTCTCCTGTCAAATAAGACACTTTCTCGCCTCGGAGGGGAATTCCCTTGTCCGAGGCGATTGCGTCTGTCAGGTGCCTTAATTCGTGGCAAAACGAGGAAAGAAACTCCGGTCCGGAGGATGCGTGCCCGACGCCGACAACCGCAATCTGCCGTTCCGGGTTTGGATAGGTAAAACCCTCGTCCATATTTCCGTCTTCGATTTTCTCGGAGATGCGATGGAGAACGGAATCGGGAGCACCGGCGTTGACTAACTGCCGTAGAACACTCCCACGGTTAATCTCCTCGTAATCGAAAAGGAAAATCACCTCCCACCGGAGTATTTCAATCCTCCTAAATAACATCCTCCCACATGATAGGAATGCCGAGCGCTATCGTCTTGGCATAGAACTCGTCAAAAGCCCTGGTGTCAGAGCCGTCCTTGTCATCAAGGTAATCCTTCACGAACTTGGCCAGGTGTTGCTCGTCGGCAATAGAAGACCCCATATAATCGGCCTTGGCCATCATATAGGTGTACGGCACGTCGTATCCCATATCGCGCTCAACGGTCACGCTTGCCGCTTTCATCTTCTCGTCAACCTCCTGCTTGGACATTGCCTGAACTTTAACGCCGTTCCTGTCCTTCATCATGGATACGGCCCACTCGTAGAGCGCCTTCGAGAAGTGCCGACCGTAATTAGACATATATGCGTCCATTCCGGCTGGAGTTATGTCATAATAATCAAGTCTGTTCATACTTAACTTATAAGTTAAAAAGGGGCGAGTTTCCCCGCCCCCCGATCCACTACATGAAGCGTCCGTTGCTCCTGCGGCGGCGACGTTCCCTCACGTGAGGCTCGTCATCATCCCAGTCGCTGTCACGTTCGCTGAACTCATCGTACTCATCGGCCATGTCGGCAGCGATTTCGCACATGATTTCCAGGCCCTTTTTGGCCATCTTGGCAGCCTTCTTGAAGTCGGACACGTCCGAACCTCCGCTGCGTTCTTTGAGCATGTTCCAACCCATAGTTAATCCTCCTTTGGTTTACGGTTAAGGGACTTCGACAGGAGGGCCTTTATGTCTGCAAGGTCATCCCGCATGTCGGCCATACCTTTCTTGAGGTTTGCTATCTCAGCGGTCTGCTCGGCCTCCTTCCGGATGGCCGGGTCCAGTTCGCTGCGCATACTCTTACAGGCAGCAATAATCTGCTCGTGCCTGGGCGTCTCGGCCAGGGCGGTCTCCGAGCGCTTCTGGTAAGCGTCAATCTCGGCCAAGATACCGTCCCTGGTCTCGCTGATTACGATACCGTTAGGCCCGAAGTCAGCGATGGACTGGTCTGCCGGTAACTTCTGGAAGTCAACCGTTTCAGAGCCGATGCGGACGCGGACGTCCACGACGGTCTTTGGCTGGGCCAGAATACCGGCGTTGTAGGTTGTACCATACTGCGGTACAGGATTGCTCACGGCGACCACTTCGCCGATGGCAGTCTTCAATTCGTTCTTGTAGAGGACATAAATAGGCGCCCCCTGTCTCAATCCTGATAACATATTACGCTGTTGCTGGAGTTGTGGTTGGAGTCTCGGTCGTATTGCCACCGAAGATGTTGCGCACGATGCTCAGATTGGCGAGCAGTTCCAGAGTGTTGAAACTCGGAATAGCCTGCAACTGAGGATAAGGTACGGCAACAGTCGGAGGCATCGACTGCTTGATGGCTGCTACCTGAGCGGCCAGAGGAGCCACGATAGCGTTGACGCCGCCAAGAATCTCGGCCTTGTCAGCAGCACGTGCGGAGTTGGCGAGTTCCGTCTTGAGACGGGCAATCTCGGACTCGTACTCGCGGTTCTTGAGTGCGCAGAACTGGTCGTTCATGGCGATGGTCTGGGCGCTGATGGCGTCCGTGATGGAACGGGTGTTCCGGTCGGCCTGGGAGCCGAGCGCATTGGTCTGCTCCAAGGTGCGAATCTGCGCCTCATAACCCTGCTGGGTAGTGAGGAGACGATTTTCGCAGCAACACTGCGCCAGTTGAGAGGCGAGGCCGCTGTTACCAGCCTGGATGGCGTTGACAACCTGGAGGGCAGACATGCCAACCTGGGAGCCGACGGTAGCAAGGCCGGAAGCGATGGTGCTGAGAGCGGAACGGAGTTCGTTCACATCGGCATTCATGGTGGCCGCCAGAGAGCGGACATCGGCATCGGTGCCATTGATAGCGTTCATGATGGCTTCACGACCAGTCACACCAGCGAGGGTGCCGCCGTTACCGCCACCAAGAATACCACCAAGGCCATTCCCGTTATTCCCAAGGAGAATACCGAGAATGAAGCCGATAAGTCCACCTCCCCAAGCACCGCCGTTTCCGCCGAAGAAGCCGTTACCATTGCCGCCGTTCAGAGCGTAGGCGAGAGGAACATTGTTGTTCCCGTCACCAAAGACATAAGTTTTTTCTTCTGCCATTTTGCATTGGTTTTAGAGGTTAAACACGATGCAAAGTTGGGCACAAAAATCCGACACGGAATGTGCCGGATGAAATAAAGATATGTCGGTGATTTACTGTTTCTTATGCAGCCATCCCTTAGGTACACATTTTCGGAAGGCGCGGAAGGAATAAAGGGTGATGTTCTTCTTGGGCTTTTCGGTCATCCTGCGCTTGATGACGCCATGCACGGCTTCCACGGTCTTGCCGAAGTGCCTGGCGAGTTCGTCGGAGGTGGCGTATGCGTCAACGATGTTGAGCGCGGCATCATAAATCACGTCAGTCTGGCGCTTCGTGCATCTGCCCTCCTTGTACTGGTCCCGGATGAAGTCGAGGACGTCCAGTACGATGTCATTTTCTTCGTTTATCATTTGAAAAATACTTTGTAGGCGGCAACGAGTAGGAGCACCGTCATGGATACAAGGACGATGTTCACGATATTGACGCCGAGGTCCGTTAATGTGTAGATATAATAGTCAACCAGGCTCACCACTTGCGGAATGGCCGGTATAATGCAGGCGGTTTTATGCCACTTGCATAGATGTAGCAACTTGGAAAGTAACAGGAATGCGACAATAGTGACCGGCGAGATATAAAACAGCATGTCTATATTATACTGTGCATCCTCCGGGATTAGGTTGTAGCACGAGAGTATAATGATGCTGATTGCCGAATATACAAAAGGAAGGACCTGTACCGCTGTCGTTACGCGGCGCAGGGTGCTTACAAGGAATTTAAGATCCGCTGCTCTTCGGTCTCGGTTGTCCATTTCTCGTTGTTGACGTCCTGAGCGTCACCTGCGCCGTGGTCTGGAACAACCTCTTGCCCCGTCCATTACCAGAGCGCGTGACACGAACTTTGCTTTCTGCAACTTTCGTGCCACGCTTCCCTGATTTGGCGGAAACCTTTACTTTACTCATTTTCTCTTGGCCGTACAGACGGCAATAGGAAACTCGGACCGGACGTCGAAGCATGGACAGGACTTCACCCATTCGTTCTTGGTGATCTTCCCGTCATGGTTCTTGTCCGGAGATGTGTCACGGTGCCCGAGAATGTCGGTTATCGGGTACTTCTCCACCAGGTTGTAAACAAGTTCGGCCATGGCCTTTTTCTGCTCCGGAGTGCGCGTGTCCTTCGGGATAGGTTTGCCGTTCTTGTCAAGTTTGGCGATAATCTGCCCCTTCTTGTCGGTAGTGGCCTCAAGCCCGCCGATGTAGCAGATGCCGATGGAATGGAGGTTGTAGGACTTGCCGCTGAAACCCTTCTCGTTGCAGTGGGCACCGCTCTGGGTAAGCGGTCTTCCTACCTCCACCGTGCCGTCAATGTCAATGACAAAGTTGTAGCCGATTCCGGAGAATCCGCGTTCCTTGTGCATGATATCAATGTCTGCCGCCCGAAAGTCCTTTCCTTCCGGAGTGGCCGAGCAGTGGATTACGATGGCGTCGATGTCTTGCGGTCTCATGATACTACTTGATAAAAGGCCAGACGAGCCAGCCGATGAACTTATACAGCCATTCGGGCTTGTCGCACGGAATATCCAGGTCGGTGTCCTTGGTCTGGCTCCGCTTGTACCCGATAAGGTAGAGGAAATTGTGGGTGGCCCACTCTTTCTTGAGGGAGTTATCGTCCCGCTGGAAGATGGGCTGGTGGCCATGGATGGCCTTGATCTGGTTGAGCGTCTTCTGGAAGTCCGCTTTGGGGACGGCATAACTGTCGTAAATGGTAAGGCAGGCGCCGTCGTTGGAGAACTTGTACTTTACCATAATTTTATGAGTTTTAAGATTGGTTTGCGGAATATCCAGAGGAGTGATGCGAGAAGCGCCAGCAATAGCGGCCAAAAAGCCCGCAGCCGGACTTTCTCCCACAGCGTGAACTCTCGCTCCACCTCTACCGTGATGGTCTCCTTCTCGGCCTTTTCTGACGATTGTACCGTGCTGCCCTGCTGCGTGTGCTCCGTGGACTGGAAATGCTCCGTCACCGGAACATGAGCGCTCAGCGTCTTGTCGCTCTTGTTTTTGAGGGTATGATGCAATACGCCCGTGGAATCAACGTAGGCATCCGATTCGGCAATGGACGTCTCCAGGTGGGAAGGGAACTTGAATGCCGGTAACTTCGACACAGACTGCTCCACCGGGATTGGGACAGGGACAAGGGAATCCCGAACCGCAACGGAATCCCTTATCCTGAGACTGTCCTTGAAGTTGATGGCCGTCGAGTCCTTGATGTTCTGCTGCAAGCCGGACGGCGTGTGCTTGCAAACACTGCATGACGGAACGGTCGTTGCCAGGCACAGCGTCAACAGCAGTAGCCTGGCATCGTAACCGATTATGTTAAGCACCATTCCGGGGTACATTTTTACTCTTTCTGACATTACCAATCCGGATTTGAGTTGGAACTTTGCGTATAAGTTGCGTTATGAAACGACTCGTTTATAAGCACCCATTGTTTATCTACGCAAATAAATTGCATAAAGCCTCCCGCTTCATCCATTTCAATCCTTGATGCAAAATAAAGGTTTGCAATTCTATCTGAAATTGTTGCCTTTTTGGGACATAGAATATGTCCTGAAACAACGCCCAAACCATCCATTCTGCTCAATCTCGGCCATGCGAAAACATTGATAAGCCAGCCATTGAAAGAAGCATTCGCTGGGAGATACAATTCTCCGTCTCCCATAGAGCCTTGCAAAATAAAAGACGTGCCATCGCCTGCAACAAGAGTGTGATAATTCACGATTACCACGAATGGTAATTTCAATCTTCCTGCAAAAGTACCGCCATTACAGAACAGATCGCCTGCTTTATTAAAATACGACTTTGCGTTAGACGGACTTGATCCGCCAAGCATAAGTGGATAATTAACATTACCACCCATATCCGCAATAACATTGTCGCCACTATCTTTCACCTGCACGTGCTTAGCCGTGAGAGAGTCAACATCAATTTCATTAGCCCTTATTTTTCTTGCGAGAACGAGCGCAGTTAAAATTGGGGCCATGGAATTCATTGCCGTCCAATACATGTTCGATGCGCCCTGAGCGGGGAGCGGCCTTGCAGATGCGGACGTGTGGGTCTGCCGACAAATCCAGGCTGCCGGAGGGTTGTTCGGGTCTGTCGCGGGGTCCCAGATTGTGATATCATCAGCGAAGACAACATCGACAATACCCTTCCCGTTATCATCCCTGTAAAAAGGGTTGTTATCGTTGCGATATTCAAATCCCTCCTCCCACTTGGAATACCGATAGGAAAGCCCGCTATCCCCGAACACGCCAACGATGCCAGGGGTAGTGTCGGTATATGAGCCATCAGAATAGGTGGTTCTGGTGTACTTCCAGAGGTACTTGTTAGTTTGCGTCATAAGCGGAGGAGTTCCTGCGACCCATGACGTAGGGCGAGTTCCTGAGGCAGAGGAAAGGCCATAGTAATCGACCTGCGACACTATGCCCTTTCCGTCTTGACCTTTCCTCGCTCTTGCTACGGTTTTACTGCCTTGTACTTTTACGGTGTTGGCCATACCGAATAGTTTTTTAAGCCAGAGAATCAATGACCGCATGAGCAATCCGCTTTGCCTTGGCTCGCCATTCCTGGAAAGCCTGGAGTTCCTTCGCGTGGGCCTCCGTGTCGGAGCCGTTGGCCAGGATAGCCTCTACGCGGTCCTGAGAGTATTTGTCGCGCACGATGGCCGTCACGATGGCATCATACTCAGTCGAACCAGTGACGTCCACGTTCTCGCACACCAGGAGGGTGCGGGCCTCCTCCAGTTCGGTTTCCTCGCGGCTTTCAGTGCCGTAGTCAAAGAAGATGCGCGTGATGGCGCCTTCGCGCTCCACCACTACGCCAGAGGGGACTTCCCCGTTGTAATCAGCGTAAACTTTCATAAGTCTATGAATTTGTAAGTGAATTTTCCTCTACCAAGATCCACGCGGGCGATGCCCACGTTTTCGACCGGGAACACCTTGTTGCCAGCATCCTCTGCCTTCCGGCACTCGTCCAGAATGTTCTTCATCTGGAAGGAACTGATGGTGAACTTGATTTTCTCGCCGTCCTCCTTCTGAACCATGAGCATGTAGCGGTCGTAGTTCATCTTCGTCGGGTCGTGAATATCCGGCGTCGGGACGTTAGCCTCAAAGTCAAGCACAGACAGGCGCTGATTCAGCACCTCCATAATGGTTCCTTTGCGGCACTCGAAGAACTTCTTGCCGTCCTTCGTGCTGGCCTGTTCGATAGATATTCCCTTGTCAGCGAATCCCATAAGTGGTTGTCCTGTTATTGTTTTCCAGAGGTTCCGGCACCTGCCGTACATGCACCAGCCTCTGTAACTGTCAGTGAGTTGCTTTTTTCTTTTTCGGCTTTTGACGCGGGCCATGCTCTTTGCGAATTTTTGCTTTATCGACTTGCGGAGCCTCTGATCGTCCTGACTGAACTGATAGCCCAGAAAGTCGATGTACCGGCCCCCTCTGCCGCTTCCTTCGTCTTTTCTTCCCATGTCCCTTAATCGCGCCGTAGAAACTGTTTGCCTTCACTACCATTCCCCTCTCCTCGCACAGATGGTTGTACACGTTCAGAAGGAATCGCACCTCTGCCTTCGTGCGCCCGAAGATGATCAGATCGTCGCAGTTCCGCTGAATCTTTGCCCCGTACTTTTCTGTGAGGATGTGGTCTATCTCTAAATGGGCGAGGTTCCCAATCATCCCGCTTGCGTATGAGCCAATTCGCACTCCGCGTCTTCTTTTCTCGTTCATCTTCCAACATCTGCATTATCTCGTCCCCGCAATAGTAGTCCAGCACGCATATTTCAATCAGCCTTATAAATTTCTTGTCCTTAAACCAATGCCGAAACACCCTTACCATATACTCCGGGTCCAAAGCCTGGTAGTATTTCTTGCAATCGGATTGTGAAAAATAGATGTGGTCCGGGTAGCGCCGCATCAGCCTCTTCACTCTCCGAACTCCGTACAGGCATCCTCGTTTCTTGATGCAACTGGACGTGTCTGCAATCATCTTTTTATTGATGTAGGGTTCTGTGACCTGCATGATGGCATGAGCCATTACCTTCCACGGGTCATATTTTTCATCTTCAAGGTCACGGGTCTTTCCCCGGTCGGTCCTGCGCTGCATCTTACGGCTCTCATGCTCCGGGAAGTCAAGTTCCAGTATCATGTGGCGCAGTCTCTTGACCGTCCCTTCGATATCGGCGTTCACCGCACGGATCTGTGCGGACCGCTTCGCCTTCCCTCCCCGCTGGGACCGCTTGATGGCTAACCGCAAGTTATCCTCGTCAGCGACCTTCTCAAGTATGTACCCTACACGTTTCGTCATACAAAGGTAAGCATTTTTTTGTTCCCTGCAATAGTGATTCCGCCCGGGACGTTCGAGAGTTGCCATCGGAGTGACACTTCGGCGATTACAAAACGCTTACTCACGGTCACTACACGCTCGGCCAAACCTACATTAGCCCCGCTCGCAGGCCCATACTCCGGGCCGCTCTCCCGCATTCGAGATGTTCTGACTCTCCGGCGCGACCTGCCGCCGGGGTCAAGGCTGAGGGGGTTCGCTGGCCGGTATCTATCCGGCAAAACGAGAAACCAGGGTATTCACTTTGTATGGCGGGCGCCGATGTTCGAGTTCGCGTTCGACCAGGCGTTGTTCGAGTTCACGTAGAGCGGCCCCGACTTCGACCCGTTATCCGAGTTACCGCCGACAAGGCAGACCGAATGAACTGGAACCACCGAGCGTACTATACCCCCTCCTACCTACCACGAATTCGGCGCGGTTGCAGCCGCTTTGGGGCGACTGCCCCGCGCTTTATCGTTCGTGGATTTGCTTAATTGCAAGGGTGTTTCAAAGAACTGGTTAATACATTATAGGTCAGCGCCATCTACAATGGTCACAGGACCATAATATGCAGGGCGGGCGCCGAAGTCCGAGTACGCGAACGACCAGGCGATGCTCGAGTACACGGAGAGCGGCCCCGACCCCGACCCGTCAGCCGAGTCACCGCCGACAAGGCAGACCTGGCCTGTGGTGTTGCCATAAAAGTAATCGGACCAGGACACGTTCGAGGAGCCTCCGTCGAGGGAGGTGGCGATGATGTCGAAGAATTCGCCCTTGGTCATTACTTTGGCGTAGCCGCTTGTGGTCAGCCTGGTCAGTTCGCGGAACTCACCGTCCGGGTGTGATGCCAACTCGGAAGCGGAAGGCAGGCGGTTGCCCTTGTAGATGTACACCTCGTCTCCGTCCTGAGCGGCATTGCCGCTGTTGCCGAAGAAGATGCCCTGAACGAACTCCCACTGGAGATTCCACTTATCCTCAATGCCGAGCACGGAGACATGGGTGGAATCAGCATTGGCTCCAGAAACAGCCACAGTGCCGGATTCGTCGCCAAGGCCCTTCGTAGCACCGGTCTTCTTGAGGGTAGTGGATGAGTTGACCGTACCCCAGTCGAAACCGGCAGCACCGCCAAGGCCCTGGCCGAGACTCGCCTGAGCGTTGGCATTGCCGTTAGCCTCAGACAGGCACATAATCTCAAACCAGCGGAGGAAGTCGTAGTCTTCCAGGCCCCAGTTGACACCGAAGGACTGGGCCGCATTGAAGTAGCCCTGGATGGTCTTGCTCGAAGTATCGAAGTCAACACCGGAGCGAGACACAAGTTTTCCGCTGGAGATGGAACCCTTATAGGCGCCGATGCACATACGGTTTCCGTTGTCGCAGTTTGCCAGGTAGTGAGCGGAGATAGGGAACTCGGACGCCCACAGGTAAGGGATGTTCGTCTCAGCATCGGTCTGGACGAGGAAGTACAGGCGCGGAGCGATGACCACCACGGATCCCTTCGTCTCGTCAAGGGCCGTTCCGTCCGCGAACACGCCGGAATTGTTCTTGTGCAACTTTGCCGCACGGCCATTGGTATCCATGAGATACCGGCCTACCTTCGCCTTGTAGGACTGATAGGCTGCGATGTTGCCAATCATGCCCCAGGCCGGGCTGGTCTGGGTAGCATCCTTAAGAGGGAATCCCCACGCTACCTGGTGGAGGAGTTCTGCCTGCCCTTCGTTCATGGCAGTCTCAAAGTCCTCCATCGAGATACGGCGGATGGCACCGCCGATCTCGACAAGAAGACAGTTCGACTTAAGCATGGACGAAACGACAGCAGCGTTTGCTAAAGGTTTGTTTGCCATAACTTATTGATTTGGTTTACATTGTCCATTCAACTTCGGATACAACCACGGCATCCTTCTCAACACCGTTGATGTCGGTCTCCGCCACAGTCACGCTCACCAGGTTAGTGGCGCCGGTATTCGTTCCGGAGGCAGGCACGCGCTTGCGCTCCACCCAGCCGTCCGGGTCCATTACGTGAGACACCCAGGAGCCGCTGATGGTTGTCAGTTCCGTGTTGGTCCTGACGTTTACCACATAAGCCTGGAGATAGACCGGCTTCCCGGTGTCAACCTCGCGGTTAGGCGTGCCCGTGGTCGTTCCGTCGCTATTGACGTAACGGTGTTCCACATGGTAATCGTCCAGGGTGTCGATGATGCGGATACCCGCACGGAAGATAGGGTCGGCACCGCCTTCATAATCAGCCTGGCTCTTGTAGAACTCGGCGATAAACAACTGGGTGCCGTCCACGTCGGCCCGCGTAATGGTGATCTGGGTCTGGCCCAGTTTCTCGCTCCAGTGCGTGTCGTCCTTGTACCACTTCACGTAGTAGGAGTTCTGCACGGTGCCGCCCAGGTAGAGCGCGGTCTTGACGGTGGTCTGGGTGACGGCTGCGGTCAACTGCTCGGAGGAGGCGTTGATCGTCCCGTAGTAGGACGATGCGCCGATGCTCTGAATCTGGATGTCAACGCTCTTGGTGAGCGAGTATTCGACACCGGCCACAGTGGCGATGCAGGAGTACGTGAGGGAGTCGGATGCGATGTTGGTCGTGCTGGCCAGGTCTCCGATGATTGCAAGGGCGCCCGTGCTGGCCATGGCAAATCTTCCGTCATTGGAAGCCTTGGTGTACACGACGCCTCCGATGGTCACGGTGCTGCCGGAGAAGTTTAGGGCAAGACCGTTGTAGTTCCACTGGTGAGAGCCGAGCGTAACGGAGTTGCCGCGTGCGGAAGTCACCTGAGGTGTGATGATAGGAGTCACCTGCCCGGACCCGGTTCCCCAGGAGGGAGTGACAACGCCGGTAACGGGATCAACGCCCTGGTAGAGCGGCACTCCGTTGTTACCGAATGAGATGAAGAAGGTATCACCGTTGCGGAGGCGCTTGACCGTGATACTGTTTTGTGCGCTGTAATTATCCATTACCAGTCTCCTTTAATGATTAGTTTCTTGATTTCGATGGCGTCATAGACCTTTCCGTCAACGCGTCCGGCCCTCTCTTCCAGGGTGTCACCCGGCACGTAGTTCAGTTCCTTCTCATTGACGATGATATGGTCCCCGTTGACGCGATGGCCGCGAGGTGAGATTCCCACCTCGGCGGCTTTCTGTTTGTTCGCTATGATGTACAACATGGTTAATTGAAGATTAGCGTGTCACCGTTCTCGTCAACGTAGATGTCGGTACCGTCCGTAGCAACATCGTATGCTGGCTTAATCTCACCCTCGGCCTTGATATCCATCCAGTCATCCTCGAAGGTCTTACCGATGCCGGTCTTGGCTATGGTGAAGATGGTCTTCTGTCCCTCGTTGTGGTGGAGGTTCGTCTTGGTGGCCGTGTCGGTGTACCAGTCAATCTTGATGATGCTTTCCGGCTCTTCCACGACCTGACCGTCAGACTGGCACATCACCTCGTCGTAGCGCTGGATATCGCTCGGTACGATGCTGGCCCCGTTCGTGGGTTCCAGGTTATAGTTCTGGTAAACACGGTTGACGGAGAACTGCACCTGGGGATTCGGACGGGCGCTGTCGGTAAGGGCGGCGACAACAAGGAAGTCTTCCTTGGTGATGAGCCGCAGATCCAGGACGATGGCCGTGTTGCTGACCGACAGGACCTCCTTATCCGTACCAGGTACGAGTTTCGTGAAGGAAGTCGCGCTGTTGACCCTGTAAAGTTCAAGCGTGTATCCGGTCGTGACAATCTCGGAGCCTTGGTGTACCGTCACTGGGATGGTGCGCTTGTAGGCGTTCTCGTCGGTGGCAGCAGCCTCGGCTGATGCGCTTGCAGTCACCTTTCCGTGGGCCACCTTGAAGTCGTACAGGTGGAGTTTGTCCTTGAACGGATTGTACTGGATAATCTGGTCATCCCCGATGGAGATAGAGAATGAATCCTCGGATATGTCTTCCGTGGACAGGATGATAGGGTCCGTCTTGACGGGAATCCTGGTACCAAGGCGAGGATCAGCAATCACACCCTCGAAGTGGATGCTGTACTGCTTGTCCGGTGAAATGTTCATCCGGACGGTGAGCGCACCACGATAGTTGGAACCAGAAGTGTCAATCTCGTACTTCGCGTCCCCGGCCCCGTTGTCTCCCTGCCAGTCGGGATGGAGCGTGATATCTACGCCATCCACGAACCAGTGCATTTCGGTGAGCAGCGAGTTGGCATACTGGTTATGCCAGGAGCCGTCCGCCGCGTTGGCGATTATCTCCGGCCAGAACTGGGAAGGAGAAATCTCGCGGTCGGGTTCATACTGCAATCCCGATGCAAGTGCAGCATTGAACACTTGCAGGGCCGGAGACAGCGGAGTGGTGCATTGCATGGAAACGGCTACGTTCAACGGAGCGTAGTCTATCCTTATTCGTTTCTTATTACTCTGCATATCACTATATCGTTAAGTTATATTCTGCTTCGCCCCCGTCGTTCACGAGAGCCTGGATGGTGAAAAGGGTGCTCACTCCAATCTCTGCGAGGTCTGTATAAGACACTGTATGCACGATGTCGATGCTTCCTTCAAAGTTCTTCACCTTCGGGAGCAGCGCCCATGCGGCATCGGCCTGCGGGTCTCCGGTATCCCGGATGATATCCCAATCGACCACTTTGTCCGTCACGTCCTCCCAGCCCTTGTAAACGCGGCATGACAGATGCAGCGTCTCGCCGTAGGCCAGGGTATCCATGCCCTCCGTGTCAATCTCGATTCTGTACGGCAGGTGCTCGAACTGCTGGATGGTGCCGGACATGTAGATATTGTTCAGGTACGCGGAATAGCCGGTCATGTTCAGCCCGAACAGGCTGAGGTTGGACAGGTCTCCGAACTGGGCACCAATGTTGTCTGCGGTGAACTCCCAGGAGTTGACGTCCTTAAGGTAGCGCTCGTAGGTTCTGGTGCTGTAACGGCTGGTCTGCCTGGTCTTGTCGGAGAAGTTGCCGTATGCCACAAAGTGCATAGCCTCGCACGGGTGATGCGTCTGGGTCCACCTGGCCGATACGGGCCGGATGGCATACCGGAAGCAGTGGTTGTCCTCAGCCAGGATTTCGGTCACGCGGAAGTAGGTGGTGTAGAAACCGGAGAACTGGAAGTTCCCGATGCCATCGTCACCATCCGCAAGGGCGTTGTTGCTCTCGTTGATACCGTCGTGGAAGATGCCCATGCAGATGTCATCCAGGGCCAACTTACCAATCTCACCTTCCTCCAGGTGGAGATAAGCCACGCCGGTATTCAGCATGTTGCCGTTCCCGTCGTAGTCAGGTTCCACCCTCTCAATGACGCCTCCGCCCGGAGCACGCCAGTTGTTGCCAACGATGATGTCGATGCGGTTGTAGCGCAGTTCCGGCACCTCAAGGAAGTGACGGATGCTCAACTCGTCAAGTTCGCCACGGCCATGTTCGTCGATATTACCGCCCATACCGGCAAGGCCCTCGGCATAATCACCAAAGGACGTGCCCTTGGCCATCTTGATCTTTCCGACAGCCGTGTCCTCAGTCTCCCTGGACAGGTAGCGCTTCTGCATGACCATCTGTGTTGCCTGCACCTTGGCCACCGTGTTATTGACGTTCGCAAGGATTTGCTCGGGAGACAACGCAGCGGAGCCGGAAGACCGGCCCAGTACGTTCTCGGAAAGGACAACCTCGACGGCGGGGTACATCACCGTGCTCTCGCTCCATGTGATTGTCATGGACCGGATGGCGAGTTGCAGTATCTCACCGCCTGAGAAGCGCGGGTCGTAAATCTCCATCACCTTGCCGACAGCCAATTCACTCATCAGCGTGTCCACCTCGTCACCATGAAGGGTGTTGATGCGGACGGTATCGAGTTGCACGGCCCAGGTGGGATTGGCGTAAGCCTTCGCATCCAGAGCGGCCTGCTTCGTCTCATTCAGTTTCTTCTCCGCCCACAATACGTAGATATGGGGCATGTCGATGCCGATAAAGAAGAAGTGGTCCCCAGCGACGGGCTTTGCCGTCTCAGCGCTCGGGATATACTTGCCCGTGGATTCGTAGTCCACGTCGGACTTCGCCAGGCAAAGGCGCCACTCGGACGCAACGCCATTGATGCTCTTGGTGCGGTCCACGGAAGGCCAGTCCACTATGGTAAATTCATAGTCGCTCGATGCGGACATCCAGCCGTCGGAGAAGACAATCTTGGCCTCGTTACCAACACGGTCGCCCAGGATAGGCTCCCAGACACGCTTCATGTACTCAAGGTCGGTCTCATTGGCACCCTGCTCGGTCTGCCAGATGTTCTTTACCCATACGTTGAACGTGAGAGGATTGCGGCCATCGGAAGTGACCACCGTGTTTTTCAGCACGACATTCTTCAATCCAACCTCACGGATGGTCATCTTGTCAGCCGGTCTGGCGTCGAACACCATGCTGATGCGCAGATGGTACACGTCACCTCCGGGTATGTTGCCGATAGGAAACTCCACATTATCCCTCTCACGGACGGCCACAATCTCGGACTCGCTGGTCAGTTGCGAGAAGGCGTAGGCATAGTTCGGATAGGAAAGGCCGGACTGATCGTTGCTGATATACCAGTTGTAGGAAATCTGCCCGAGGTGTCCGGAAGGAACCTCGAAGGACGGGCCGGTGAACTGGAAGGAGCGGCGGAAGGAACCTGCGCTGAAATTCTGGCGCCTCACCATGTCACCAAGGCTCACCTCGGAAGTGGCGCCTCCATCGTCTCCGTCAGTAATCGTACCAATGGCCACCGTCTCGTCAATTCTGCCGTAGGGGGCAACGGTGATGCCCTGAATGGTTGGGAAGATGGTATCATCATCATCCAACTTTCCCTGGCGCACTCCGTATTCGGCTATGGAGGCCGCGTCCTCTACATACTCAATCGGCTGGAACTTCTCGTCCGTGAGGCCCTTCCGGTAGGCCCAATGCGACTGAATCTCGGCGCTCTCCGGAGTGGACGGGACAGGGTAGTCTGGATTCGCGGGCCTGTTCGGGTTTCGGAGCCAGCCCTTGACGTAGTAACGGAAGTTAAGGTCAAGCAGGCGCTCGAAATAGACGTTCGCCAACTCGGCGCAGGCATCAGGATCTCCGGCAAAGGCCGTATTGTTCGGGTCCGGCTTCTTGAAGTACCTGTAAGGAAGGTTCTTCTCGCCGCCACGACCGAGCAACTGGTTGTAGATGTCCGCATCCTGCAACTGCCGCTCGATGCGGGTAAGGCCACCGGAATAGCCGTACTGCCAGATATGGTTCGGAATCTTCTCCACTGAGCCGCCTACGCGGATGTAGTGGGTGCTGCCTACCGTCTGGAGATGCCATATCAGGCCGTACACGTCATAGAGCGCCGGGAGCACATCCCACAGGTAGGTGTATTCGATAGTCACCTCCTTCACCTCGTCGGACAGTTCCGTGCCGTCTTCAACCTCAATTACGAACTTGTTCGGGCCGAAGTAATACTCCAGTACCCGATTGAATGCCGTGATGAAGTTCTGTGCCGACAGGCGCAGGGAGGCTATGTATTTGTTGATAACGACCGTACCAAGTTCAACCTCGGACAGTTCGATGAAGAAATACCGCTTGAGTTCGGAAATCGGGAAGGACGTGAAGGTCAAGTCCACCAGAGAGTTCCTTGTGGTGTTGTCCTTTGATGCCTGAGGGGTGTGAGTGTTCAGCACGAACTTCTCACCCTCGTACACAAGCGCCCACTCCTCACTCTCGAAGTCCGGAACAATGTCGCCGTCAATCCGTACCTGGGCCGTAATAACGCGCTCGCCCATCTCCTCAAAGGAGATGGTCGCCTGGTTCAACGTCGCATAGGACGGGAAATTGACTTCGGTTATTCCTGGTATCATAAGTTGAAATCGCAGAGGCTCGGCTTATTCACTCGGATAGTCCATTCAACCACTACGACATCATGGGTCTCTCCAGAGGAATCACGCCAGAATTTCGTAGGGGTCGCAATGGGCTTAGGATAGCCGACGATAAGCACCTTCTTATAATCGTTGTAAAACTCGACCTGCTTGTAGGTCTTGACTCCACCAACATGGTCCTGGTCGTAAAGCAGCGCATTGAAAGCGGCAACCTTCTGGTTCGCGTTCTCCAGGCGACCTTCGGCCTTGATGTAGAACTTGACCTTGTAATCGAATGGCGCATCAACGGTCTTCGGACTCAGATTCTCACCCTCCTGCTCGGGGTAGGCAGTAACGTCAAAATCCTTCGAGTCCGGCGCAAGCCGGGAATCGGAGGACAGAAAGACGAGACCGTGGACCTGGGAATCCTGTATGGCTCCATCGCCTATTTTAATCCTTGCCGTGAGCATGTTTCAATTCGCATCTTTTACATTGATCGTCCAACTCGTCCTCGTGGGCCAGAACAGGACAGCCTTCGCCCTCGGCAGTGTACTGACAGTGGTTGGCCCGGCGGATGGACTCGCGCTTGTCATCAAGTTTCTTTTCCAGCAGGCGGTTCAAATCGCGTGTTTTGCGGTTCTCCTCGTCCTGGTCGGAGATGTACTTCTTCTGCATGTCCAAAATCTGCGTGACGTTCTCAAGCACGTCCTTCTCCTTTTTCTGCTTCGAGCGCCAGATGCTTGCAAACCAGCCGATGATGGCCGTGACGATAGGCAGCGCAACATCACGCATCATATCTAAAATTATGGTTCCTCCTTCCATATTATTTGACCTCCTTGTTATAAGTTACTCCCAGAATCTTCGGGGTGGCCTCACAGGTAACGCTGTTGGCTCCGAAGATATAAAGGGGAACCTTAATGGGGGTGGGAAGGACAAAATCGTTCGCGCTCTCGATTCGCATGTCACATCCGTTGGCAAAGTACAGCATGGGAATCTCCTTGCGGTCCACATTGAGGCCGGTCCTGATGGTGCCGGTGCAGTGCTGGAAGATATACACGCCACGGTCAATCAGGACATCGCCGTCAAAGTGTTTGTCTATGAAAATACCATGCAAGTCAAGCCTCTCTTCCGGAAACTGACGCATCAGAGCAATCGAAGGACAGTCATTCTCCAGGGACCAGTCAACACCACGACGGTACAGGTGCAGGAATTGAGTTAAATCCTTGCTCCTGCTCAGCAGTTCGGCATATTCATTGCAGATGCCCTTACTGATGGCATCCGCAATTACGACTGATTTCCATTGGTTCTCCTTCATAGCGCAAAGATACAAAAAGTATTTTATTTTGTCGCAACCGCATGAGTGTTTGTATTCGCACTCTTCGGGGTAATCACGCTCTTGAGCATGTAGCGTATTTCCGAAATGTTCTCGTCGATGCGCTGCATCTGTCCACGGAATGTCTCGTCACCGAAGGTCTGGCCGGTCTGGTTATCAGCGGAAGCGGCCCTGGCCATGGCACGACCGGCAGCAGTGTTCTCCCCGGTGGAGCCTCCGATGGCCGCGAGGATGGCATCTACTGTCGCGCTGATGGCAGGCATGTACGACATGTAGAAGTTCTGCGTGTTGATGCCTGCCGCCAGGCCGTTGATGCTCTCCTCAGACGCACCGGCGATGTCCTTGCTGATGCCGGAAAGGTCGCTGCCGGTCGCACGCATGTTGATACCGGCGGCAGCAAG